CTATCTATACCTCGCCCTCCGGTCTTGAGCTGGCTTGTACACCGATGCGGAAACAGTTGGCCAGTGAAGAGCTAATGGACGTCACGCGGGCGACAAGCAGGCTGCCAAACTCAGGCTGAGTAAGTCAGTCCGGCATCCATTGATGCGGCAGCAGATGCTCAATCTCACTGGCTTTCTGCGTCGGCAACCGCGTCAGCACATCCTTGAGATAGGCATACGGGTCATGCCCTTTCATGCACGCCGGCTGAATTAGTCTAAAAGGCCAAATTAAAGGGGCAGGTATCGATTGGTCAATCGCATCGAGTATGAACGGGTCGTCATCCTGGTGCTGGCCATTGGAAAGCGTGAGCGTAGTTCGGTATATGAACAGGCAGGCAAGCGGTAGGGCAGATACAAGAAGCCCGCCGCTGGGCTGGATCACAATCCATCGACTGGATGCGGAGGGGGATAGGGAGCGGGAAGAGGTGCTGGGAGTTATCGCCGAGACGGTCGAGCTTGAGCAGGAAGAAGAAGTCGCGCCTTTCTGGCATTCGAAACCGAGCCCGCCGAGGCGACGAGCTCTCCGCTACGACTTATTGTGCTGTCTCTTTTTGAAGGCTTTCGAGAAGCTCTTCTTTCGATGAGGATGACAGTGAGGCGCGCTGAGTTTTCAGCCGGTCTAACAAATAGTCATTACTGATTTCAAACTCATCAAAAATGGTCGGCCACGTTTTAATATAGGTTTTTATTTTGTCATCGCTTGTAACAAGGCCAGGCTCGCCGTACAGCTGTGAAGTTTTCAGTCGGCTGTGGATAGAATAGGCGTCTTTAGAAATGTTGCGCCCTACTAGAATTAATTCAAATCTCGTAAGGTCGCTGTTAAATTCAGGGTAGTGACTTAGAATCGATGCATATTCATCAAGTTGCTGCAGATGTTTATTGTTTAGGGATACCCCAGGCCGCTTTATCTCAACTATCACGCATCTGAAAAATTTTCTACCTCTTGCATCGAGTTGTAATTTTTTACGAATTAAAAGCAAATCGACTTGTCGATTCGCACCGTCGATCTCTACATCGCTGGCCAAATCCTCGATAGTAACCTCGCTGATGTTTTTAATTTTGGAACGTAGGTTTTTTGCTGTATTTGTGAATGTGTCCTCTTCCGCTCCGAGTATTTCGTAAGCAGGTCCAAACAACCAAGTGTTGTTTTCAATAACTTTTTGTAAGTCGGGGGTCTCTAAGACATCCTTATAATGGATGTTCATGACTTCCTTAAGCTGGCTAACTGCCGACTCGCGATGCTGTAATAATTCAATAGTTTGGATAATATTGTCGAGCTTTGTTTTCTTTAGTTGACTTGCAAGTTGAGTCATGGCTGCGGCATCCAAATTAAGTACGCTTTCGAGTACATCAAATATGCCACTATTTTCGTTTGAAACCGACAGTCTGTCTAATAATCTTATAATTAGTCTGCGCTGGGTTTTATTACCGCCAATGAATAATTTTGGCTCTCTAATTAATACGGCCTTAACGATCTCTTTAACATGAGATAAGCGCCATGTGGACTCGCTATGGTCGAGCCCCTCATAACTTGGAAAATCACCAGCCTTTTCAAAAGCATCAATCTGCTCTTGTGCTTTACCAACTAGAAATTCGGCATAGCAATGCCTTAAGAATGCATTTAAGTCTCTAGTGAGAAGCCGAAAATCTTCGGAAATCAAGAAAGAACTAAAAGGCTCGCACAAGCTATCATCTTCTTTAGCATAGCGTTCAAGAAAAGAAGACTTGATGAAAACGGAGGTATAATAATCTCTTTTCTTATTTAGGCTACTGTACTGCTTGTAAATTGTTTTCAGCTTGCTGGATATGAAGTAAAGATATGATTTTTCTGTTCCGGGCCTTTCATCCCACTGCACCAGGTCTACATCAAATACTGCAGAGTTTGTTTTGATTGCAAGTGAGGTTTTTGTGTGAGATTGCGGTAGGATTTTAATGCCATTTATTGTAATTGTTTTTTCCGGCATTAATACAAGGTGTGGCCCAAATTCTTTGCTGAACTCTTTTATTAAGAAGCTGTCGGCTGGGAGATTTTTTTCAAAGTTTGTCAGGGTGACGCATGTGCCAGACTTGAAGTTGGAAAGCAGGGTGTGTTGCTCATCTTGTTTGATGGTTCTGCCATCAACTGCGCTTAGATTGCTACTCAGTACAACAATTCGAGCATCACTTCCTTCAAAGCGAGTAAACCATGTCGCGCTATGACATATTTTGTGAAAGGCGAGTCGCCCCCGCCCCTGAGATCCATGAGAGTCAAATGAGTCTTTTTTTAATGAGTCGTTGAATCTGCGGAAATTTTCGTCTGGCTTATCAATGTTGATTCCAATGCCATTATCTAAAATAGCAACTGAAACAGTACCACCTATTTCCGTACTTTCAATTTCAATCTGGACGTTTGTTGCTCCGGCGTCTAGACCGTTCCAAACAAGCTCAGCTAGAGCCTGCCAAGGCTCAACATTCTTGAAATGCTTAGTGATGCCACTGTGCGTGATGGTGTTAGATCCAGAAAAGTCTCGGGCGACAAAATCCATGGTCAATTGGTCATCCTCAGTTTTAGCGCCCGTTAGAGCAGGTATTTCAGCATTTAAGTTTAATGAGCATTCCATGCCCGTGCTTGGATGTAGATCTCGCTACGCATGGCGCAAATCTTTCCAACCTTCACCTCATCCGCATAACCCGCCTGGCTCACTCCCGCTTCCAAACCGAATGGTTCCGCGCAAGCACCTTCACCAGCATCCGATCATACTTATCGGCTAAGAACAGAAGCTTTTCAGCTTCCTCCAGGTTGCCCGCCTGAATCTGTACCCATGCCTTAACCCGCATTTGTTGGCTGTGGTCATGCAGGTTTTCGTATGACTTGGCTATGCCTTCAGTGCCAGGTGCGTTTTGCATGGGGTAGGGCTCCTACAGGTCGCCGCCTCGCCAAATGACCCGGCCTAACAAGCGGTGTTCATTGATTTCTTCTTCAGAAAGCTCTTTGTTCGGGTATCGAGCCTTGTCTGGGTTATCGCTACATACGATCCAATCCCCGCTTTCGGTCTTGATCAGGCGTTTCACGATATCGCCATCCAGGGTGCCCATGACGAAAATCTGGCCGTCGACAGGCTCTATGCACGACTCATCGACCAGCAATACGTCGCGATCGCTGATCGTTGGCCACATGCTTTCACCATGCGCATAAATGACCTTCAGGTTTTTGGCCTTGGCGCCTTTTGCGCGCAGCCAATCAGTCTTAAAGGCCATTGTATTGCGCAGGGCGAAGTGATGGTTTTCGTAACCAGGCCCAGCAGCGGCGCGCGCGTCGTACTGGTCGATGAATGTGTATTTATCCCCCAGGTCCTCAGTTGCCTCCCTGGCGCCTTTTGGCGCGCAGGGCTGAGCTTCGTCCTCAGACATCTGTGACTGATCGACGGCTGACGTGATCGGGCCTTCTCCAGACCCATGTTGCAGCCACTCAACTTTTACGCCGAGAGCTGTTGCCAGTGCCAGCATTTTGGCAGCTCCGGGAATGGACTCCCCGTTTAGCCATTTGCTAGCAGCTTTTGGCGTCACCTTGGCCATTTCCGCAAGGCGAGCGCCAGCTCCCCACTGTGGGATTTCTTTTGCCGCAAGGGCTTTTTTTAGGCGCGCCACGAAAGCTGCCCTTAAATCTTCTATTTGAACCATAGGTTCAATATGGCATGAGCTTGCATGTACTTTCAGTTCCGACTTAATATGTACTGACAGTTCATAATTAGGGCCGGAGGGCCACGCGATGAGCGCTCTCAAGAAATCAATCACCAAGGTAGGAGGGGTCGCAAAGGCTTCTGCGATCTGCGGTGTAAGCCAGCGAGCTATCTACAAGTGGCTCGCCGCCGAGTCCCTGCCTCGTACCGAGTACTCGGGAGAAACCCGTTACGCCCATTCGTTAGCAGATGCTTCCGGAGGTCAGTTTACAGCTGAGTGGCTGCTTTCAGAGGCCGTGCCGGGGCAGGCGTTAAAGCTTGCCGGGTAATAGGTGATCGGCCCGCCGCGCCATTGAGTAAATGATCGCCTCCGCACCTGCGGGGCGCCACGTAAAGAATTTCGAGGTGTTACATGCAGGAGTTGATGAAGGCGATCTATGACGTGGTGGACGACCACGGGGCAGGGCGTATTGCTGAAGGCGCCGACTTCTCCAGTCGCACGCTGGTCTCCCAAAAGGCAAACCCGCATTACGAAACTCACCGCATGAACGTGGAGGAGTTGCACCGGATTATGAAGTTCACACGGGACTTCCGGCCACTTAAAGCCTGGGCCGAGGCGTTTGGCTTTGATCTGGTACCGAAAGACAAGCCCGAAGGCATAGACCTCAACACCGCTCTTCTGCGGCTGCATACCGATTTGGCTGACGTGACTCGCCTGGCGTTCGATGCCCAGGCCGATGGCCATGTCTGCTCACGCGAAAAGTCGGAGCTACTCAAGGAGGCTGAGGAAGTAATCGTCAGCCTGGAGGTGTTCAAGCAGTCCGTGAAGGCAGCTTGAATTTCAGACACAAAAAAGCCGGGGCGCAATCCCGGCTTTTTCACAGCAGTAAAACCTATGGAGCAAATCATGCACCACCACACCGAATTGATCAATAGCTCCAACAATCTCGCGCCTCGATTTTCCTTACATAAAAACGAGGCGCGGGAAACAACTGCGCGCGCCGCACAGCCTCACCGGCTGAGAGACCGCATCTACGATTGGGCCGACCTAATCGGCAAGGGGCGGTCTTGATGCATTACTTCAAGCGCAACATAGGCGATTATCACAAGAAGGCCGGGCGGCTCTCCATGCTTGAGCACGGTGCGTACACGCTTCTGCTGGATGCGTGCTACGACCGTGAACGCTTCCCCACCATGGATGAGGCTATTGACTGGTGCTGGGCTCGATCAGCAGAAGAAATCGCTGCCGTGACCTTCGTGCTTAGCAAGTTCTTTGAACTGGTTGACGGGCGTTATGTGCAGGCTCGCATTCAAGATGAGGTCAGTGCTTATCACGCTATGGCCTTGAAGAACAAAGAAATTGCCGAGAAGCGAGAAGCAGCTAAACGCACGAAGCGTGCAAGCTCTAGCACGAAGCGTGCACCAGTCGTGAACGAATCGCCACCTAACCAAGAACCATTAACCACTAACCAAGAACCAAAGGATCAAAACCACTCTCTCTCTGCGGGCGAAGAAAACTCGCAGCCCGAGCCTGAGCCAGAAAAAGAGCCAGAGCTTGTCGACCCAAAGTCGCCAGTCGAAATGACCCTGGATTGGATGCCTGACGCCAACCTCCTGAAAACCTACTGCGTGCACTTCGGCGTATCGGTCGACCTGTTCACCAAGGAGGCCGTGGCTCCGTTCACTGCCCACCATGAAACCACCGGCCTGTTGCAGGTTCAGTCCAAGTGGGTATCCCTGCTGGTGAAGTGGGTCAAGGACGACAAGAACCGCGCCAGTAACGTCCGGCCATTCCCAAAACGTGAACCCCAGTCCCGCCACACCGGCTTTGCCGAACGTGACTACACCGACGGCCTGATCCAGCGGGAGGACGGTACCTATGCGCTCTGAAAAAATCGTTCCAATCACGGACACCGTTACGAGCACCAACGTCCGCACCCAGCCAGCCGACTGCGAGAAGCACGGGCCTTTCGAGCAGAAGGTAACTGTGATCCTGAATCGCGAGCTGAAGGGCGGTTGCCCTGAGTGCCTGCGAGTCGAAGCCGCCGAGCGTGAAGCCAATGCTCAAGCCGCTGCCGCGTACGAACAGCGCCTGTCCCTGACCCGCAAGCTTGGGGATGCGTTGATCCCGCTGCGCTTCCAAAGCAGCACCCTGGACAACTTCCGCGTCGAGCATGGCGAGCAGGACCGCGCACTAAAGTTCTGCCGCCACTACGTCGCCGAGTTTGACCGGATCTACGAAACCGGGCGCTGTATGGCGCTGATCGGCAAGCCTGGTACCGGCAAGACCCACTTGGGCGCAGCCATCGCGAACGCGCTGCTGCACACAACGCCGCGCACAGCCGTGTACCGCACTGTCGGCGCCGTCCTGCAGGCCATCAAGGCGACATTCGACCGCAAAAGCGAGCGATCCGAGTCGGACATTCTGTCCAGCCTGGTCAATCCCGATCTGCTGGTTCTGGATGAGATCGGCGTGAGCAAGGAAAATCCGAGCGATTTCGAGCTAACCACTCTGTTCGCAATCATCAACGGTCGGTACGAGCAGCGGCGCCCAACAGTGGTGATTACCAACCTGTCTGCCGGTCAGTTGCCAGCCGCAATGGGTGAGCGCTGCGTTGATCGCTTGCGTGAGGGTGGCTTGATCGTTGTTCCGTTCAACTGGGAGTCGCAGCGCGGCAAGGAGGGATTTTGATGAAACGAGCAACCCCAGTACAGCTACGCAAAGCCCTTGAAGCCGCCAACGCCTTGGCCGATCACGGAATCAATTTCGTGTGCATTCCGGTTGTCGATGAAGCGGACGGTGCAAATTTGGTGAGCAAGGCAGCCGATCGCCTTGAGCGCATGGCCTTGATTGCAGAAGCAGCGGAGAAGCGAGCATGACCGACAAGATGCGTGACGATTTTGAGAGCAGTCCGCAATTCAGGGGCATGGACTTCACTCGCTCATCAACTCACCCGGACCACTACGAGAGCCCTTACGCGAACGGTGCCTGGGATGGCTGGAAGGCTTCTCGCGAATACCTGGTGATTGAACTGCCACCAGTTCCCCCTATGCCAGAAGAGCTGGAAGACGCCTTCGATGAGAGCCTCATGGATGGCTACAACGCAGCCGTTCGGATGCGCAGCGCGTGCGAGAAGAGCATCAAGGCCGCGGGCCTGAAGGTGAAGTCGTGACTAAGCCTACTAAGCCCCGCCCAATGCCTGTGTACTTGATGCTGCGCCGCTTGGTCGATCCTGTCACCGGTCGAGAGGTTGCTGCATTCGTGCCTTCCTCTGACGCCGACCGGTCGATCCTCCGCGAGCGTGATTTCCGGATCAACACCAAGATCCGCGCCGAACTCAAGCAGCCGCGCAACCCGCGGTTCAATGGCTTGGTTCACGGCTTGGGTCGGGTGCTGAGCCAGAACATCGACCGCTTTTCTGGCAAGCAGTCCCACGACGCTATCAAGGCTCTGCAACTGGAGTCGGGCGTTTATTGCGATGAAGAACAGTTTGACATTCCCGGCCTTGGCCAGCTTACCCGCAAGACACCGCGAAGCCTGTCCTATGACTCGATGGGGGAGGAGACATTCCAGGACTTCTGGCGGCAGTGCTGCGCGTACTTGGTTCTGCATGACTGGCCGACGCTCACGGAAGAGCGCCTGACCGAAATGGCTGAGTTCGAAGCATTTAAGGAGGCCGCATGACCATTGAGCGCAAGCAGCCCAAGCCGAAGAAGTGCCGCGTTGCTACTTGCGGATCTATGTTCGTACCTGCACGCCTCGGCCAGTCGGTATGCAGCCCGGCCTGCGCAATCATCGATGCGCCGCGCCACCAGGAGAAGGCCCGCAAATCACTGGCTCAGGTTGGGCGCAATGAAATCAAGGTTCGCAAGGAAAAGCTTAAGTCTCGCGGCGAACACATGCGCGAAGCGCAGCAGGCGTTCAACGAGTTTATCCGCGCCCGGGATCAGGCAGCAGGCCACCTCTGCATATCCAGCGGCAAGCCTTTGGACTGGAGCGGCAACGCTGTAGATGCAGGTCATTACCGCAGCGTTGGTTCTGCGCCGCACCTGAGATTCGACGAGCGCAATTGCCACGCTCAAAGCAAACAGGACAACCGGTTTCTGTCGGGCAATGCCGTGGATTACCGGATCTGCCTGATTGCGCGCATTGGCCAGGAAGCAGTTGATGCGCTGGAGGCTGACCAAAGCGTGCGCAAGTACACCATCGAAGAAATCAAGGCCATCAAGACTGAATACCGGGCAAAGACCCGTGAACTGAAGAGGGCGGCAGCGTGATTGAGCCAATCAAGATGAATCCTTGCCCGTTCTGCGAAGGGCCACCCTGCATCACTGCGCGCAACTGGATTACCAAGGAAGAGTTGGGCGAGGGCCACAAGCAGAACGAGGACTGCGACGAAGCCTACGAGGCGCATGTCTGGTGCCATGACTGCGGCGCCCAGGGCCCAAACATCAATACCTGCTCGCTCGGCACCTTCGAGCAAATCTACGACCTTGAGGTGGCTGACGTGATGCGGATCGCGATTGAGCGCTGGAACGACCGACACAACCGGGCTCGCAACTGCTACGACGCGGGCGAAAAAAAGGGTTTGAACATCTGGCCGAGGGCTGCGGCATGAAAATCAACTCAGCACGCCAAGCGTGGCATGACTGCAACTACAACCCGGCTCCGGGTCAAACCTCTGATGCTGCTGTGCTGGGTGTCGTCGTGCAAAAGACTGAGCGCGGCCCAACTGCAGACCACGCGGTGCATGGTGCTTTGGCCGGCCAGATCCAATCGGCAATTGCGCGCCTGCACTCTCAGTTGCGCGCCTTCGGTAACGCCATGTATGCCGCCGAGCCGACCGACGACGACCGGGAAACAGCGGAAGAGGCAGTGTTCAGCCTGGCCTGTTCGCGCGTCGAGCGGATGACGGCCAGCAAGCGGGAGCGTGCCGAGTACGTTGCCAAGGGTGTTTTCCGCCGATACCGCTACATGCATCAGGGCGGCCAGTCCTCGAATCCGGATCCACTGGCAAAGCCCGAGGCGTTCCGCTCATGGATGGATGCGGAGTATGGAGTCAATCTTTCGTCCGTGGCCTGGGGGCGTGATTGGGAGCCATTTGTTCAGCTCTGCTTTGATGCCTGCTACGACATTGACGCCCGGGCACTAAGCCCGATTGGCGGGGTAATTTACAAGATGAAAGAGGCCGCTTGACTTCCCGCACGGCTGGCGGCACTATTTAACCGTAATTAGAATTTTGCCTACGGCAACCTGCTGAATAAAACCCGGCCCAAGCGTCGGGTTTTTTATGGCCTCAAAAAGGTGACAGATTACTGCCTGTTGCAGGAGATCATTTGCCCATCAGCCGCGAGCACCATTTGCCCCTCTCCCAAGCGTACGACTGTGTAGCTACTACCGATGCTCGAGGGCTGATCGCTTGTGTTATGCGCATTTATGCGGAGGAAGTTCTCCTCGATTGAGTAGCTACCCACATAGTTGCCGCCATTACCCTGATGAGACTCAAAGCTACCGTCATTACCTATCATCATTGTGTAGGTCTGTCCTGGGCTCATGCATTCCCAGCTACCTGATATTTCTGACTGAGAGAATGCTAAAGCCTGAAATGAAATTAATGATGCGGTAAAAATACAAATCTTTTTCATTGGTCTGTCCCTTACAAGTTTGTCTATTTGAACATCAGTAAGGCAGCTATCCAGCTTTTTGCCACTGCTGGTGATATCACCTCTGAGCAATGACGATAACGCGGTGCTGCGTCCCCCCAGCTGCAAGCGTTTTTACTCTTTTCGACGTTCAGGTCGAGACCTCAAATAATACGGAGCAACGATGGATCCTACCGATCTCGGCCCAGGCACAGCCACCTGGCTGGGCGGTAGTGCCACGGTCATTCTCGGCGGGCTGCTTTGGTTGCGCCGATTTCTTTCCAAGGATGCAGCGGACCGCGCAATGGACAGCGCCGATATCGGCACGCTGAAGCGCCTGAACGAATTGCTGAACCAGGAGCGCGCTGCCCGTAAAGAGGCTGAAGCCCGCGCTGACCAGTTCGCGAAAGAGCGCAACGACCTTGCCGCTGCCGTTGGCCGCATGGAAGGCAAGATCGAAGCGCTGACCAGCCAGGTCGCCCAGCTCACCGAACGGGTGACGCAACAGAGCGACGAGATACACCGCCTGCGTAACAAGTTGGGAGGGGTCGCCTAATGGACAGATGCTCACTGGAATTTATCGCCCGCCGCTGGTGGCGCCGGACTGAGGTCTGGGCCATTGCCGTCGTGCTGGTGTGCGGCGGTGCTGTGCTGGGCTATCAGGCCGCTGACTGGCGCCTCGCCGAGAAGCAGAACAGCCAGGTACAGGAAATCCGCAGGGCCTACGACGCGGCAATGATCGAGCGTGACAAGCGCCTGGAAGAGCTGACCCGCCAGACCGGCACCGCTGCTGACAAAGCATCAAAGGCCGCGACCACTGCCGCACAGGCTGCTGACAAAGCGGACGAAGCTCTCAACCGAGTATCGCAGTAATCCGCGCCACGTTTTCGAATGCGCCAAATCGTGGCGCGCATCTGGAGGTTTCTGCAGTGAACACTATCTGCATAGGTCGCCTGTACTTCGCCAAGTGTGGCCAGGCTGCTGGCGCGCCATTGATTGACCGTGGCTTCACCAATGAAAAAGGTACGGGGCGCCGTGGCCGGTGCTTTGTTATCCGCCCGCCCTTTGCGCGCAACAGGCCGTGCAATGCTGTTGCTATCGGCTGGCGGGGAAAGCCCAACGCTGCTTGAACTCATGGTCGGCTATGGCAGAACAGTGAGTCGCAGCATTGGGTGTGGAATGGTAGGTGTGCCGCAGCAGAGTACGGCTATAGGGTTAGTGCCCCTTAGTTAAGCTCTCTTTGCAAGGCCTCTTGGAAGCACACAAGATCAGATGTTCGCTGATTAGTTTCGTAAGCAGTCTGGTAATAGTCGGCACTTTTATCGCAGTTGTAGTTCGAGTTGCCGCCGAGTTCGCGTTCTAGGGCTTTTTGGTAACACACTAAATCACTCGCTCGCATAGTCGCTTGATAGCGATCTTGATACGACTGTGCACTATCAGAGCAAGAGCCGTAGGGTGTTGTTGCTGCTATCGATGTTGAGCAAACGAGGCCCAGCAAAGTGGCGGTAAGTAGATGTTTTAGTGAGGTCATCCGTGATTCTCCAGGTAGTTGCTTACAATCAATACCGGCAAGTAGCCATTATTTCAAGCTCAAGGTGATCCATGGACAGGCCATATCCGCCATCATCATTGATCGAGCTTTCTGATCTCTCTGACTTCGGCATACGCCTCACCCCAGCCCCTGAAGTATGGGACTGGCTCCAAGCCGAAATCCTCGCCGACACCGGCAGCATTCACAACCCAGACCACGCTCACCTTCTGGATGCAGACATCCGTGTGATGTGGGCGTCATCGTGCTTTGAGAAGCAAGGCCGAACGGTTCTGGGTCAGGCTGAGCAGGTAGCCTTCCGCGCCGGTGGCTGGCAGAAAGCCCGGATGGAGCAACAGATGCGTGATTGGTTCGGCGACGTGCCGGCTTTCATCATCACCCTGGCTGCCGACTACTGCGCCCAGTGCAGCGACCTTGAGTTCTGCGCGCTTCTCGAGCACGAGCTTTATCACCTGGCTCAGGCGTACGACCGATACGGCCAGCCAGCCTTCACCAAGACGGGCGCCCCAAAACTGAAACTCCAAGGCCACGACGTCGAAGAGTTCGTCGGTGTCGTCCGCCGCTACGGTGCAAGCCCTGACGTTCAAGCGTTGGTGGATGCAGCAAACAGTCCTGCTGAGGTGGGGAAATTGAACATTGCGAGGGCCTGCGGAACCTGTCTGCTCAAGTCGGCCTGATATGAGACAGGTATGAGACGGAATCCAATCTATGGCAGCCCTGAAAAGCGATGTTAAGGCCTTCATCGTTCAGGCTTTGGCGTGTTTCGACACTCCGACGCAAGTCTCACAAGCGGTGAAGCAAGAATTCGATATTGATGTGACCCGTCAGCAGGTTGAGCAGCACGACCCAACCAAGCGTGCCGGGGTGAGCTTGGCGGCCAAGTGGGTAACCCTGTTCCACGACACCCGCAAGCGTTTCCGTGAAGAGACGGCCGAAATTCCTATTGCTAACCGCGCCTACCGCTTGCGCGCCATGAATCGATTCGTTGAGCGTGCCGAGACGATGAAGAACATCGGCTTGGCCATGCAGATCCTCGAGCAGGCAGCAAAGGAAACAGGCGACATGTACGTCAATCGGGCCAAGAAGGAAGAGGCTGGTAACGAACCGGTGATTCCGACCCGCATTCAAGTCGATGTGGTGGACGCGAGGAAGCCGAATGCCGAGCCTTAACGTTCCGCAGGCTCAGTTCCTCACGCTGCCCCACAAATTCCGTGCGTTCGTTGCTGGATTCGGCTCGGGCAAGACCTGGGTAGGCTGTTCAGCACTGAGCAAGCACTTCATGGAGTGGCCCGGCGTCAACGCGGGTTACTTCGCACCGACTTACCCGCAGATCCGGGACATCTTCTATCCGACCATGGATGAGGTGGCCTATGACTGGGGGCTGAAGACCAAGATCAATCAGGCGAACCATGAGGTTCACATATACAGCGGCCGGCAGTACCGCGGCACTGTGATCTGCCGCTCGATGGAGAAGCCGCAGACCATCGTGGGTTTCAAAATCGGCCAAGCTCTGGTCGATGAGCTGGACGTGATGAGCCTGATCAAGGCCCAGCAAGCCTGGCGCAAGATCATTGCCCGGATGCGTTACAACCTTCCGGGGCTGAAAAACGGCGTGGACGTCACCACGACGCCTGAGGGCTTCAAGTTCGTCTATCAGCAGTTCGTGAAGCAACTGCGCGACAAGCCGGCAATGAACGACATGTACGGCCTTGTGCAGGCCAGTACGTTCGACAATGAGCTGAACTTGCCGGATGACTACATCGCATCACTGATGGATTCGTACCCGGAACAGTTGATTCAAGCGTACCTGCGTGGACAATTTGTCAACCTGACCTCCGGCACGATCTACACGGCCTACGACCGCAAGCTGAATCAGTGCTTCGAGACCGTGCAGCCTGGCGAGCCTCTGTTCATCGGTATGGACTTCAACGTCGGCAAGATGGCGGCAATCACTCACGTCAAACGTGATCAGGGCCTGCCAAGGGCGGTAGATGAGCTGATCGACGGCTATGACACCCCCGACATGATCCGCCGCATTAAGGACCGCTACTGGCAGCACGACGGGAACGACTTCAAGAAGACCTGCGAAATCAGGATCTACCCTGATGCATCGGGCGATTCGCGCAAGTCAGTGAACGCCAGCATTACTGATCTGGCCATGCTCAAGCAGGCCGGTTTCACGGTCATTGCTCCGGCAGCTAACCCGCCGGTTAAGGACCGTATCAACGCAATGAACGCCGTCTTCTGTAATTCGCAGGGCGAGCGGCGCTACCTGATCAACCCGCTTACCTGCCCGACTTACGCCGATGGCCTGGAACAGCAGGTGTGGGGAACGAACGGTGAGCCAGACAAAACCGCAGGCATCGATCACGCGAACGACGCGGGCGGTTACTTCATTCACCGCGAGTACCCGATCATTAAACCGGTCACATCAATCAAAATGGGATACGCCCGATGAGCAACGACGTCTCCTTCAAGCGGGCGGAATACATTGAAGCGCTGACCCGATGGCAGACTGTGCGCGATGTCTGCGCCGGCCAGCATCGGGTGGTGTCGCGTCTGCCGTACATCAACGCACACGACAAGTCGCCGGAGAACGAAGACCGGAACCGGGCCTATCGTGAGCGGGCGGTGTTCAAGAACGCCACGGGCCACACGCGTAACGGGTTGCTGGGCTTGGCTTATCACAAAGACCCGACCCTTACGGTGCCGGCAAAGCTCGAGTACTTGCAGGACAACGCAAACGGCTCAGGCGTGAGTATTTACCAGCACTCTCAAGGCACGCTGGAAAAGGTGCTTGAGGCGGGGCGTCACGGTCTGTATGTCGATTATCACCAGGACAAGGGCGCTGGCGGGCACTCGGTCATCCTGTCCTACTGCGCTGAGGACATCATCAACTGGCGCACGGGTATGGTGAACGGCCACAGCGTGCTGACGCTGGTGGTGTTGCGTGAGTCGCCTGAGATCCCGGACGGATTCGGCTTCAAGACGGTTGAGCAGTATCGGGAGTTGGCGCTTGAGGATGACGGCTTTGTCTGCCGGGTCTGGCGGCGCTCAGGGCCAGAGAATGGCGGGCCTCTGACTGTCACTGAAGAGTTCAAGCCGGAAAGCGTCACCGGCCGACTCAAAGAGATCCCGTTCACCTTTGTTGGGGCGCAGAACAACGACCCAACCATCGACGAGTCACCGCTCTACGACATCGCCATGATCAACCTGGGGCATTACCGCAACAGCGCTGACTATGAAGACAGCGTGTTCTGGTGTGGTCAGGCGCAGCCGTACATAGCAGGTCTCGACGAGAACTGGCGCGATCACATGCAGAAAAACGGCATTTACGTTGGTTCTAGAGCGCCAATGTTGCTGCCAGTTGGGGGGAATTTCGCGTACGCGCAGCCATTGCCCAATACCCTGGTCAAAGAGGCCATGGCCGACAAGAACCAGATGATGATTGAGCTGGGCGCGCGGATGGTTGTCGCGTCTCTGTCGACTAAGACAGCCACCGAAGCCCGCGGGGACCAGTCAGCATCCACGTCGGTGCTGGCAGGCTGTGTCGCCAACGTCAGCGAGGCTTACACCCGGGCAATCATGTGGTGCTGCACCTACATGGGGGTCGCTGAAAATAAGGTCGGCTACCAGATCAATCAGGAGTTTGTAGAGCTGACGGCTGATCCGCAGATGATCACGGCGCTGGTTGGGCTATGGCAGAACGGCGGCTTCGCTAAAGCAGACCTGCGGGCTTACCTTCGCAAGCTGGGGCTGATTGCGCCAGAGCGCACGGATATCCAGATCGACAGTGAGCTGCAGGAGCAAACAGACGGCTTGGACTTGGACGACGAGGGTTAACCCGATGGCGGTAAGTCAATTGGTACTGGATGCCACAATCCGGCATGCGGTTTTCCTCGAGAAGCTCAAAGCGGGGGAGGTGGGCAAGTTTGGCCCCTTCCTCAAGGAGATTGACCGCTCTATCCGCGACCGGCTCACGCAGTCAGACCTGTCTGAGTACAACGTCAAGCGGCTTGAGCAGCTGCTTAAAGAGGTCGACAGCCTGCTGCTGAGCATCTTCGATCGCTACAGCGCTCAGCTGAACCTTGATCTGATCGACATCGCCAACTACGAGGCAGAGTTCGAAGCGCTCAGCCTTACGCGATCTGCCCCGGCCGGTGCGTCATTTGATGTGGCGATGCCGACGGTTACGGCTATCAGGGCTGCTGTACTGACCAACCCACTGAGCGTGCGCGGCGTCGGCGGCGGGAAGCTGCTGAAGGCGTTTATAAAAGGCTGGACGGTTGCCGAACGTGAGCGCGTTAACGGCGTGATCCGGCAGGGTTTCTTCGAGGGGCAGACCAACTTCGAAATCATCCGCCTCATTCGCGGCACCAAGTCGGCGGGGTACAAAGACGGCATCCTGGCCACCACCAACCGCAATGCCAGCACGGTCGTGCACACCGCGATTCAGCATGTGTCGTCCCAAGCGCGCATGGAAGTGGCCAAGGCCAACACGGATGTTGTGCAAGAAATCCAGATGGTGGCCACGCTGGACAGCAAGACCAGCCAGCTTTGCCGTTCGATGGACAAACGCAAGTTTCCGGTGGATTCCGGCCCAAGGCCGCCATTTCACCCGAACTGCCGCACCACGTTCATTCTGCTGACCAGGTTGAGCGAGACCTTCGCCGAGGGCGCAACGCGGGCCTCGGTGGGTGAGGACGGGCCGAAGCAGGTCAGCGCAAGCCTGGACTACTACCACTGGTTACAGCAGCAGCCTGCAGCATTCCAAGACGTGGCCATCGGGCCTGTGCGGGCCAAGCTGTTCCGCGAGGGTGGACTGACCGTGGAGCGTTTCGCCGAGCTACAGCTTGATCGCAACTTTGCGCCGCTGACCCTGGTGCAGATGAAAGGCCTGGAGCCGCTCGCATTCGAACGAGCGGGGATCAATTAATCCGCGCCACGAAACGGTAACTACGAAAACGTGGCGCGCACATTTCATGCCTCGGCAAAGCCGGGGCTTTTTTACGCCTGTAAAGCGGGCAAAACATACCCAAGGGGTGCATCAACGTGGCAGAAGAAAACGAAATCGACCTGGAAAACCCGGCAATCAAGGCCGCTATCGCGACAGCCGTTGAAGCATCTGTTTCGGGTTTGAAAACTAAAAACGCCGAACTGCTGGGCAAGCTTAAAGACACCTCCGGCAAGCTGACCCAGTTTGAAACCCAGTTTGAGGGCATCGACATTGAAGCCGTCAAAGGGTTGCTCAATCGTGCGGGCCAAGACGAAGAAACCAAGCTGCTGACAGAGGGCAAGGTTGAGGAGGTCTTCAATCGCCGTACTGAGCGCTTGCGTGGCGATTACGACAAGCAACTCAAGACCATCACAGAGCGCGCCGAGAAGGCCGAGTCCTTCGCTGCCAAGTTCCAGGGCAAAGTCCTGGGCGACTCGGTACGCGGCGCTGCACTGAAAGCCGGCGCACTGCCGGAAGCAACAGACGACATCATCCTGCGCGCCAAAGGCGTGTTCACACTGAACGAAGATGGCGAAGCCGTCGCTGTTGATGAGTCCGGCCAGACCATCCTCGGCAAAGACGGCAAAACTCCACTGACTCCGCTCGAGTGGGCTGAGTCGCTTCGTGAAACTGCTCCACACCTGTGGCCAAGGGCTTCAGGAACATTCGCCCCGGGCGGGGGTGGCGGCAAGGCTGCATTCAAGCGCTCCGAAATGACCTCCGAGCAAAAGCGCGACTTTCAGCGCAAGCACGGCCAAACCGCATATCTCGCATTGCCCAAGTAAGGGGATTGACCCATGCCTACAACTGTTAACAGCGACCTGATCATCTACAACGATGAGGCGCAAACCGCATACCTGGAGCGTGTTCAGGACAACCTCGATGTGTTTAACGCATCGTCCAACGGCGCGATGGTGCTCGACAACGAGCTGATCGAAGGCGACTTCCGCAAGCGCGCTCTCTACAAGCTGAACGGCTCTCTTGAGCATCGTGACGTCAACTCTGAAGGCAAGGTAACCGCCAAGAAGATCGGCGCCGCTGAAGCCGTGGGCGTCAAGGCTCCGTGGAAATACGGCCCGTACCAGACAACCGAAGAGGCGTTCAAACGCCGCGGTCGGCCGGTCGAGGAGTTCTCGCAGATCGTCGGCGCCGACGTTGCCGATGCCACCCTGGAGGGCTTCATCCAGTACGCCACGGCCGCCCTGCGTGCAGCGATCGGCTCCAACACCGAGATGGTGGTGTCTGCCAACATCGAAACCGACGGCAAGAAGACACTGACTCGCGGCATGCGCAAGTTTGGTGACAAGTTCGGTCGTATCGCGCTGTGGGTCATGCACTCGTCCGCCTACTTCGACATCGTTGATGAGGCGATCACCAACAAGATCTACGAAGAAGCTGGCGTCGTGATCTACGGCGGTCTGCCGGGCACCCTCGGCAAGCCGGTACTGGTGACGGACACCGCCCCAGCGGACGTGATCTTCGGCCTGCTGCCAAACGCTGTGACCATCACTGAGTCTCAGGCGCCCGGCTTCCGTTCCTACGAAGTGAATGACGAAGAGAACCTGGGCATCGGCTATCGCGCGGAAGGCACCGTGAACATCGACGTGCTGGGCTATAGCTGGAAAGCCACCGCTGGTGGCGCCAACCCAACCCTGGCCGCTGTTGGCTCGGCCGCCAACTGGATCAAGCACGCGGGCAGCAACAAGGTTACTGCCGGTGTGATGATCAAGCTGACTGCCACGGTTCCAGAAGCCGGCAAATAATCCTCAGGCTCAACGAGCGGCCAGAAATGGCCGCCTTGGAGAAACACATGGAACTGACTTACAGCAATCAGCTTCAGGGCTTTGACCCGGATAAGCGCTATCGCAACCCGGAGCACTTCGATAAGCCCGAAGCCGGGGTGACCAGCGTAGTGGTAATTGGGCATTGGCCCGCCGTGGCAGGCGCCTATGAAGCGGCCGGAATCGACGTTTTGGTGAAGGAGGGGGCGCCGGTACAGGTAGTCGAGATCGCAGATAACGCGCACCTGGACAGCCTCATTGCAACCCTTCGCGCCGAGAACGATGCAGTTGTCTTGTTGGTCGACGGCCTGAAAGCGGGTGAAGTTGTGCGCCCAGGAACCGGTGAATTGGCAATCTGCTTGTTTGAGGCGTTTGCAGGCCTTCATGAGCATGTTGGTCAACTGACTAATGAGCGTGATGGTCTGGTAGCCACGGTCGAAGGGCTGCGCCAAGAGATCGAAGCGCTGAAGAAGTTCACGCCTGGCTCAGCGGGCCATGATGGCGAAGTAGACGAAATCGCAGCCCTCAAGGCCAAGCTCGACGCCGCCAACGTGCAATACCGCGCCAATGCCTCAAAAGACGCGCTGGAAAAGCTCGTTGCTGACCTGCCCAAGGCGTAATAATACGGGCTGTCGGAATTTCCGACTCTCGACCTTTCACCCCATTCCAGTGAGCTGATTCATGACGCTAATCATTGAGGACGGCAGCGGCAAGCCTGACGCCGAAAGCTATGCAACGGCTGAAGATCTGGCCATGTACGCGACCAAGTTCGGCGTGGTCATCCCTGCGGGCGTAGCGGTACAGGAGGCACTGCTGCGCCGGGCTGCCTTGGCGATGGATGGCATGACGTGGAAAGGGCGCAAGACCAGCACTGAGCAGGCGCTGTCCTGGCCGCGCCGGGAAATCTATTTGGACGGCGAGAACAAGCCGCACAACTACCTCCCGGCGCGTATCCAGTATGGCCAGATGGCCTTGGCTGCTGAGATTCATCAGGACGATATCGACCCTGTGGAGAAACGCAAAGGCGCAGTGGTCCGGGAGCGGGTTGAGGGGGCGGTTGATCGTGAATACGCGGTGATTCCTTCCGCCAGCAACCGACTGCTACCCGCGGCGCCGGATCGGCCGAGTGCAACGCAGTTTGCTGACTATCTTCAACGACGCGGATTATTTTCAATCCGTGCATAGCTAATACGGGGCAATCATGGCCGCTTTCTACGACGAAATGGCCGTGATGGCTCTGGATATGCTCACAGAGTTTGGCCAGCCCATCCTGCTGCGAGAGATGACCGCTGGTGAGTACGACCCGGAAACGGGTCAGGCGGGCCCAGAGCAGTCAAGCGAGCAACTCGCGGAAGGCATGGTTCTGGAGTTCACCGGCCTTGAATTTCAGCGAAACACGCTGCTCGAGCAGGGCGACAAGAAAATCAAAATTGCCGCTCGGGACGTTCTGCCTCCGACGCTTTCCACGGTTGTCGTCACCGATATCGCGGTATCCAACATCTACGACTACTTCTTCCTGCCGCTTTCGGTCTGGTCCGTCATCAACGTGAAAGAGACGAACCCCGCTGGCGCGCCGCTGATTTATGAACTTCAAGGGAGGCGCTGATGAGCGTTCCGATTATCACTGCCTTGCCGGTACCGCCTGCCCGAACAGAAGCGCCGCGAGACTTCACGCCCAAGATGGACCTGTTTGTGACCGCGCTTCCGACTTTCGGAGCAGAAGCAAACGATCTGGCGGCCTTCATGGATGAGCGTGCATCATCCGTTGAGACCATCGCTACAGAGTCAGGCGAGAACGCCGCATTGGCTCAGCAGGCTGCTGATGCGGCTGAGCAGAGCAAGGACAAGGCGGGCGCCAGTCAAAAGGCTGCGGCGGCGTCTGAGCTGGCAGCGGCGGGGCACGAACAGGGCGCGCTCGAAAGTCGTCAAGCTTCGGAGCGAAGCGCAACCGCGGCGGCCCAAGATCGCAAGACAGCGCAGCAATCGGCCTCCAGTGCTGCTGACAGTGCAGGCCAGGCCTCGCGGAGCGAATCGGAGGCCGGGGCCTCGGCCAAAGCATCCAGCGATAGCCAGCAAGCCGCCGCTAAATCGGCAGGAACAGCTCAAACCAAAGCCAGCGAAGCTGCACAGTCTGCGGAAAATGCTGGCACTCACGCACAGTCTGCCAAGTCCAGCGCTGATGCGGCTGTCGCGAGCGAATCGGGTGCATCTGACTCAGCCAAGCAATCCAAGTCTTCGGCCACTACCTCGGCGGATTCAGCAGCAAAAGCCGCGCAGTCAGAATCCGCTGCGCAATCCAGCAAGGTCGATGCTGCAAAGTCGGCCGGTGCCGCTTCCACCTCCGCAGCTGATGCGGCGGGCTCGGCAGTCACCGCCGAAACCTACGCCGAACTGTCGGGCGCAAAGGTGTACACCAACAAGGCGCTGGCTGATGCTGACCTTGCTTTGCTGGTTGATGGCCAGCCCGTCCGTATTGTGGCTGACGAGAACTTTGCAGGGCGTTCAGCCTGGTACGTCATGCGGCTGGACGCCGGTGCGAGCCTTTCACTGGACTTTGCGGGCAACACTTACGGCGTAGGTGCGCTGGTGTTGATCAAGGTCCAGCCAGTACAGGCGGAAATAGTCGCCGTACCCGCAAATGCTACAGCGCCCGGCAAGCCCGGGAATATTGCTGTGGATGCCAATTATCTCTATGTCGCCACGGGCGCAAATCAATGGAAGCGCGCTGCGCTTGTGGAGTGGTAAACAATGGCCTTGGTGCAGAAACAGTTTGGTGACTTGATCACTTTCACGCGCTCGTCTGCCGGTGGACGTTTTAATGAGCGCGGCATATACGAGATGGTACCCGCCAACCAACCCCGTTTTAACTACGACCCCGCGACCCTCCAGCCGCTGGGCATCCTCAGCGAAGAGTCACGGACCAACCTGATTACCAGTTCTAACGAGATCGGTGCAGTAGGTTGGGCTACTAGCGCTTCATCGAAAATCGACAAGGGGGTTATCTCCTCACCCGATGGCCTAACAAACGGGGCCAGGCTCTCAGGGACTGGGGAGTTTTATATCTATCGAGTTGTGGATATTTCAGCGAGCCGACCCACCTTTACTATCTCGGTTTACGCCAAACAAGTAAAACCCGGTGACGCCATCCGTTTGAGACTTTTCGAGGGAGGGGGTGCCCAGCCCAGCGCAAGTCAAACTTCTCCAAACATCGTCCTAACGGACAAGTGGACCCGCTACGAGTTCACCGCCACTGTCCAGCAACCAGACCGTACTTCCGTGCAACTTATCCTGCTGGGTAATACCACCGGGTCGGGTTCTGAAGCTTATTTCTGGGGTGCCCAGATGGAGATTGGAGCCTCCGCAACTAGTCTTATCACCACCCAATCCAGCCAAGTTACACGGACTGCCGACGTTGTGGCGATTAGCCAGTTGAGTCCGTGGTACAACCCGGCAGGCGGGACGCTGTTCGTTGACTACACCCCCGGCCAGATTGGTATTGGCTCCACCAACGCGGGGGCGTATCTGTGTTCGGCTAATCCGTCCGAGAACGTAATCGTTTTAAGGGACGGACCAGTTAAAGGGACCATCTACGGACTGATGGCCATGTCCGCCCAAGAGGTTGTGTCCTCAATTATTGGTGCCCGACTGGGTGCGGGTGTCCCCCTGAAAATGGCCTACTCGTATTCGGCAGAATCTGCGGCGTTATCTGTTAACGGTGCGGTACCCGTTAAGGGTGTTACCGGAAAGATCGCCGCTCCCACGCGCATGTTTATCGGGGGCGCCCCCAATACTCAACAACTGAGTAACGGGCACGTTCGTGCGGTTCGTTACTACCCGTTCAAGTTAACCGACGCGGAATTACAGGCGCTTACCAAATGATCGAATATGACGAGATTGGCCGTATCGCAGACCAACTGGGGGAATACGACGAGGATGGTGTCGAGACTAAGCCGCCAACTTTCCTCTCGGGCTGGTTTGTTAATGCCACCGAACTGGACCCGGTAATGGCCGAGTTTCAGATTTCCCCCTCAAATCCGGTGCGAGTCTTTTCCGGCGCTCCGACCGTGTACTTGCGGTTTGAAGATGAAGCGCAGTGGGCTGGTATTCGGGACGGCCTGTTGCAGGACTGATCAACTCAGGAGTCAACATGTCCAAGTACTCTGGGCTTAACGGAAGTTTTGCCGAGAGTATTCGGCAGTTCGCTGAAAAGGCTGAGCACGCGATAGATGCCACCTTCCGCGAGATTGTGATTGAGATCGGGAGCAGCGTTATCCGCATGTCTCCGGTGGGCAATCCAGAAATCTGGGCGGCCAACGTGGCCTATCGGACCGCAAACAAAGCCTCTGCCGACGCCTACGACTTCAAAGTTGCTGTACGCAATACCGTCATCAACCTGACAGATAGCAACTTCACGAAGTCCGGCAGGCTCAAGCGCGGCGTGAGGTACGCCAAGCCCCTGACCAAAACCGAACGCGACCAGAACTTCAATGTGAATGGCTTGGTTGCTGGCAAGGATTACGTAGGCGGGCGGTTCCGGGGTAACTGGCAGTTCTCGATCGATAGCCCGGCTGATGGTGAGCTTGATGCTGTAGACCCAAGCGGAAACTCAGCGGTTGCCGCTCTAAGGGCTCAAGTCAGCGGCCTGACCATAGGCCAGACGGCGTACATCGTAAACAACCTGCCGTACGCGATCCCGCTGGAGTATGGCCATTCGAAACAGGCCCCGCACGGCATGGTGCGTGTAACCCTGGCCAACTTTCAGCGCATTGTCGATGAAGCCATCAGGAATAACCGGGTATGAGTCACAAGACCATTCGCTCACTGTTTGAGGCGCGCCTGGCCGATTGGGCAAAACTCAAAAAACCAGCGCTGCGCATTGCCTTCCAGAACGTCAGCTTTACCCCGGCAGCCAATGAAACCTATCTGCGAGCGTTTTTGATGCCCTCAGGGACGGGTAGCGATGATCTGGCCGGTGAGCACCGCGTGTACAGCGGCCTGTTTCAAATCACGATCGTGACGCCTGCCGGGGGCGGATCGGGTGCAGGTGAGGGGCCTGCGGATGAACTCGCCGCGCTGTTCCCCCTAAATGCTCGCTTGAGCCGGGATGATTTAACCGTACTGGTGATGACCCCCGTCGAGCCGGGCCCGCAGCAACAAGAAGACACCAGCTACTCGCTGCCGGTGTCGTTTCAGTACCGCGCCGACACCTTCTAATTCGCCCGTAGGGCAAACCTGAAACCCGCCACTGAGCGGGTTTTGTCATTTCTGAAAAGAGGAAAAACCAATGGGCTGGAAAATTCCAAACGGCGGCACGTTTCAGCATGCCGCGACCTATGCAGCGCCGCTTGCATTCTCTGCCATCAGCAACGCTACCGAGGCTGTGGCCACTGTGGCGGGCGCGACTTTGGTGGTTGGCGATATTGTTCTGGTGTCTTCGGGCTGGACGCCTCTGAACGGTCGGGTTGCTCGCGTGAAAGCAGCTACAGCTACGGCAATCACCCTGGAAGGTATCGATACCAGCGATACCCAAGTCTACCCGCCGCTTAACGGTGCCGGGTCAATGAAAAAGGTTCTGACATGGGTTCTGGTGCCGCAAGTTAACGACGTGGCGTTTTCGGGTGGCGAACAGAACTATCTGGCTGTTGCGTTTCTTGAGGACACTCAGGGGCGTGAGGCTCCAACCGACAAATCGCCCGCGCGTATGACCTTCACAGTTGCCGATGACCCGACCCAAGCTTACGTTCCAATCGTTCAGGCGGCGGATGCCAGTAATTCCGTTCACGCCTCGCGCCTCAACCTGCCCGGCAAGGACACGATCTATTACGGCGCTATCACCGCGTGGTCGCCGCAACCAGTCGTGACCCGTAGCGCACTGATGACCCGGACCATCACCCTGGCCCTGCAAGCACCAATTACCCGCTATCTGTCGTAAGGAGTTGTCATGGCGAAGTTCAAAATTGCGCAGAACCCGACTTTCAACGCTGACGTTGAGATTCCACGTGTCGGCGGCGAGATCATCAAGGTTCCGTTTGAGTTCAAGTATCTCGACCGAAAGGACTTGGCCGCCCTTTTTGATAGCTGGGAGGCGAGACGTAAGGCTGATCAGGAAGCGCTAGAAGCGAAGGGTGACAGTCTGACCTTGGTGGACACGACCAATTCTCATATCGCTTATCAAGCCGACCAAGTGCAAGACATCGTCGCGGGCTGGGGGTTTGACGACAAGCTTTCGCCTGAGTCGGTTCGTGCTCTGGTTGAAACCTCCGCCGGCGCAGGCAATGCGATCGTCAAAGCCTATCAGGACGCCTACGCGCCGGGCCGCCTGGGAAACTGATAGCCGCAGCCCGTGCACTCTATGGCGGTAGCGCGCCGGCCGAAAAACTCCTGATGTTCGGCCTTGCGCCTGAAGACCTGGATGAGGACGTGGAGGTCTGGCCAGATAACTGGCCTGCCTTCCGCCTTTTCAACGCCATGGCGACGCAGTGGCGCACCGGTGCATGCGGCGCAACTGGCCTTGATTACACATCCATTCGCGATGTGGCCGAGTTTATCGGCATCAAGAAAAAGCAAATCAAAGAGATCTTTCCAGACCTGCAGGTCATGGAGGCCGAGGCGCTGGCTGTCATGGCGGAGGATCGAGAAACCAGCCCGCGATAACGGGCAATTATTTTTAGGGTGAGTTATGGATATCGCTTCGCTCGGCATAAAAGTTGACTCGTCCGATGCAGCGAATGCCGTGACTGATCTGGACAACCTGGCTAAGGCCGGCACCCGTGTAGAGCAGTCAGCCTCCAGCCTGATGAGCGAAATGAAGGCGCTTGAACGGTCGCTTTCTACTGGCGCCAAAAGCACTCAGGAGTTGAGCGCGCAGCGTGATGCGCTGGCAAAGCTGACAAAGACAGGTGCATACAGCGAGTCTGAGTATCTGAAAATAACTGGGCAACTGGACAAGCAGCAGCAGGCGCTTGCCAAATCGACCCAAGATCAGCAAAAAGCCCTGACTAGCCTGCTCGGGTCCATCGATCCTGTCGCTGCAAATATTTCAAAACTCGACAAGCAAGTTGAAGAGCTTGGAAAGCACTTCGATGCGGGCTTGATCAGCCAGAAGCAATACAGCGAGGGCTTGAAAAAGCTCGACGGCAAGTACGAGGAAATTGATAAAACCAGTTCTGCTATGGAAGCCCTCGGGCTGAACACAAAGGGCGCCCGGCAGAACGTCCTGCAATTAGGCAATGCTCTTGTTGACGGAAATTTCAAGGTTGCCGCTCACAATGTGCTTGAGCTAGGCGCAAATGCTGGTGCCTCCGCACTTCAGCTTGCAGCGATTGCGGCACCAATCGGGCTGGCTGTAGCTGCTGTAGGTGCGCTGGCATACGGCTATTACCAAGGCAGCAAAGAGGCTGACAACTTCAATAAATCGCTAATCCTGACTGGCAACTACGCCGGGGTGAGCGCGGGCCAACTGGGTGATATGTCGCGCCAAGTCAGTGCGGTTGTCGGCTCTACCGGGCAGGCGGCCACTGTGCTTGCGCTTCTAGCCGGAAACGGAAAGATTGCGGGTGAGAGTTTCGCCGGAATCACCCAGGCTGCAGTGTCGATGCAGGAGTCCACCGGCAAGGCAGTCAGCGAGACGGTCGCCGAGTTCTCCAAACTGGCAGACGACCCGGTCAAGGCTTCCGCTGCGCTGAATGAGCAGTATCACTACCTGACAGCCTCGGTTTATTCACAAATCGTCGCGCTGGAGAAACAGGGTGATCACGCCGGTGCGGTGAAGCTTGCCACTGATGCTTATGCTGATGCGATCAACGAGCGTACACCAAAGATTTTGCAGAACCTCAGCCTATGGGAGAGGGCATATAACGCGGTCGCGCGTGCAGCTGACAGCATCAAAAATGCCGGTCGCCCCGATCTGAATGCCGATATTGAAAGTGCCAGAGCAGATCTGGCCAGGGCGCAGAAAGGTGATCTTGGGTTTTTCCAAAACAAGCAGGAGATGGTTGAGTTTTACCAAAACCGCCTCAGCATGCTCGAGGATGAGAAAGCCGCTCAAGAAGATATAGCTAAGTGGGAGGGCGAGCAGAGAAAAATCCAGGATGAGGCGATTGAGGCGGCCGGGCGGGCTGATGCCAGGTATCTTGCTAACTTATCTAATAAAGAGAAGCGCGCCCTTGAGATCAAAAAAATATATGAAGACACCGATAAAATCCGCGCGGCGAATCCGAATGACAAGCGCGTTACGCCGGAATACGTTGCCCAGCAAATCAAGGATGTAAATGCCAGGCTTAAAGACCCCAAGACCCCATCCGCCGGCGCCGTCGACCTGACCGAGGTCAATGCCACCCAGAACGCAATCAAAACCATTCTGGCCGAATACGCCAACGCCCAAAAAGAGCTGGATGCTCTACTAAAAGCGGGACTGGTGTCGCAGGAAGATTACGGCTGGAAGCGTGCCGGGATGATCGGCAACCAAAAGGACGAGATCACAGCGGCTTATGAGGCTGAGATCAAGGCGCTTGAGTCGGCCAAAGCCAGAAAGACCACCTCAGCAGCCCAATCCATTGAACTCGACAAGAAAATTGCCGATGCGCGAACCGATATGGTCAAGGCACAGAAGGATGTCGATAGCCAATTGAAGGTTCTGGATGCTTCTCAGCAGGGACGACTCAATAAGCAAGCCCAGGCCGTCAAGAACTACACCGACGCGCTGAATCAGCAGAACCGAGCGCTACAACAGGCCGGTCAACGTGCTGCGCTGGGTGTCGGGCAGGGGGATCGGCAGAACGCGCTCAACAGCGAGCTTAACGGCATCGCAGATCGGGCCAACCAGCAGCGGCTGGACCTGGCGCGAGACAAGGCCGATGCAGCGCGTAACATGAGTGCAGATGAGTACATCCAGAAGCTGGCCGCGATCAACAAGAGCGAGACCGACCTCAAGGAAACCACCCTCAGCAACTACGAGGACATGTCAGCTGCGCAAAGCGACTGGCGTAACGGTGCAACCTCGGCGTTTCAGAACTACCTGGAGAGTGCGCGAGATGTCGCAGGGCAGACCAAATCGCTCTTTGGTAATGCATTCAGCTCAATGGAAGATTCTGTCGTTAACTTCGCCATTACGGGAAAGGCATCTTTCGCTGACTTTACCAAGTCGATTCTGGCGGATATGGCACGGATTTCTACGCGCCAGGCGGCATCGGGATTGCTGAGCAGTCTTGCAGGTTCCGCTTTGGGCGCCTACTTCGGAGGGGGAACAAATAACGGCATAACCGGGACCAGCGAATACGGACAGATCACGTCTATTCCAGGTCGAGCATCTGGCGGTCCTGTAGACCCAAACAGTCTCTATGAAGTTAACGAAAAGGGCCCTGAGCTGTTCAGTCAGGGCGGGCGCTCGTACTTGATGACCGGGGCTGATGGAGGCAGCGTGACACCACTGACTACGGGTGGTGGCCCTGCTATCGCATCGATGGCGGGCAGCGGTATGGGTGGAGGGAATACCTATAATTTCCCGATCACTGTCCAGGTTGATGCTTCGGGTCAAGGCGGTAGCGCTTCAACGGACGGCATGACACAGGAGGCAATTGGCAGAAATATTCAATCGGTAACCCGAGCAGAAGCTGAAAAAGCAATTGCTGCCGGACTTCGACAGGGCGGCCCTATCTGGCGCGCAATCAAAGGACGCTGACATATGACAATCGAGCGATTCACCTGGACAATCGACAAGGGGGCGGAAGGGGAGATCACACATCGCGTTCGAACCAAGCAATTCGGCGACGGCTACGCCCAATCGGTCGGGGATGGGATCAACAACAAATCCCAATCCTGGCCGGTGGCTTTCACCGGGCAGAAAGAGCGCATCAGGGAGATTATGGCGTTCATCGATCGGCACAAAGGTGCAAAAGCCTTTCTGTGGGCGCCCCCGCTGGGTGATTTGGGGCTGTACAAGTGCAACGGCTACAAGCCCGCGCACCGCGGCGGTCAGATGTACGCAATCACAACCACTTTTGAACAAGCCTTCCACCCCTGAGATAACCCCCCATGGCACTGATCACGGACATCCAGAAACTGGAGCCCGGCGACGAGATTCGTCTGTTCGAAATTGACGGGAGCGAGTACGGCGCTGACATCCTGCGCTTTCATGGGCATGCAATACCGCATGCGCCCGAAGAGCTTGACCCGGACGGGCCTACTCTGTCGCTGGACTTTGCGGGCAATCAATACGGTATTGATGACCAGCAAGGGCCGTCTCTGACGCTTGACTTTGCAGGCAATTATTACAGCGCAGACAACGGCTTGGAGCTGGCCGCCAAGTCCATCTGGTGGCAGGGCAATGAATACGCCGCCTGGCCCGTAAACATCGAAGGCATCGGTGCGGACAGCGACGGTACTGCATCACGCCCAACGTTTGTTGCGGGTAACGTCAACGGGCGAGTGACAGCGTTGTGCTTGGCGTTTGAGGATTTGCTCAAGTTCAAACTCACCGTGCGCGAAACCATGGCGAAGTACCTGGACGCGAACAACTTCTTTGGCGGCAATCCTGATGCTGACCCAACCCAAGAGGCACTGGAAATCTGGTTTATCGACCAGAAGACTGGCGAAGACGGGGAGCAGGTGCAGTGGGAGCTGTCTTCACCGGGCGAGATCGACAACCACGGCTTGCCCGGCAGGCAGATGACCACGTTTTGCCACTGGGCAATGACGGGTGGTTACCGAGGCCCTAACTGCGGTTACACCGGCCGGCTGATGTTTGACGATGAAGACAACCCAACGGACGACCCCAGCAAGGACATCTGCAAAGGCGGCCTGTCGTCCTGCAAGTTGCGCCTCGGCGAAAACGAAGAACTCAGCCATGGCGGATACCCCGCCGTCTCTCTCATCGCACGGAGCTGACCATGCGCAAACACATTCTGAGCGCCATTCAGGCGCATGCGGCCGCGGATTACCCGAAAGAGTGCTGCGGGTTGCTGCTGGCCGTAGGGCGCAAAGAGCAGTATTTCCCGTGCCGCAATACAGCTACGGAGCCAAACGAAGAGTTTCGGCTCGATCCTGAGGATTACGCCGCGGCGGAAGACCTGGGTGAGGTCATCGGCATTGTGCACTCGCACCCGGACGCCACCAGTCGACCCTCACCGCATGACCTGGCCATGTGTGAAGCCACGGCGTTGCCCTGGCACATTCTGAGCTGGCCTGAAGGGGATTTGCGCACGATCACTCCGACCGGAAACACGCTGCTGCTCAAGCGCCCGTTTGTACATGGGGCGTGGGACTGCTGGCAGGTCTGCGCGGATTGGTACCAGCGCGAGTGGGGGCTTGAATTTGAGGCTTTCAAGCGCGAAGACGGTTGGTGGGAGAGTGCGGATAACGCCAGCTTGTATGAGGCGAACTACGAAGCTGCGGGCTTTATGCGGGTCAACCAGCCGCAGCGCGGCGACATGATAGTCATGGCGATCGGCCGAACGGCTCACCCGAATCATGCCGGGATTTACCTCGGCGGTGATCCGGCGCTACCAGGTGAAGAGTCTGATGTGTATGGGGCCGGGCCGTTTTTGCTGCATCACATGTACGGGCGGCCGTCTGAGGTCATCGTTTATGGCGGCCCCTGGCACGACCGGACGCGCCTAATCCTCAGGCATAAGAATTCGAGGTAAAACGTCAGTCAGGCGCCGAGCTGTATTAAATCTATCAACCTTGGTCAGTTGATAATCATCCTCGGTATCTTGCAAAGACCATATAGTTGCTCCGCTCTGGCGTCGGGCTCTAGCTTCAACAGATCGGCAACCATTTCCAGTCGACAGCAATCCAGCTCTGAAATGGGTGGACGGGAAGAAAGCAAAAGATCGCAGATTCGGTTGCAGTCAAGCCCTGCTCCTTCGAATGCGTTATGAATCGTCATTCTCGCCCCGAATAGATCTTCAGGGTTGTTACGCCCATCGCTCGCGGCCTTGCGCAATAGGGTGATTCGTTCCGCAGTTGCTTTTGACATCCACTAGCCCTTGAGAAGAAAGAAGCCCAGCGGACCGGGCTTCCGCGTTATGCCTTGGGAAAGCGCTTGCGCGGTCTAGGCCCCGTGTTTGGCTGAGGCGCCTGATTATCAGGTGGTATGCCGCTTTCAGCGTCGCGCAGCAGCTTGAGGACGCCATAGATAAATGCTCTCTCCTTGTCGGAAGTCTGATCTTCCACTTCGGCTAAGAGGCGATCTTTGATGATGCCGGTTGTTATTGGTTCTACTTCCTGCTCGCTGCTCTCAGCCGACTGATCATTTAAAGGCAAGCCCAGGGTGTGGCGAACCACCTCCTGCTTTGAAAATGAAGCCTCAAGGCGAGAAATCAGCTCGGCATTAACTGAGCGGCGATTTTCGTCCGCAGAAGCTTTCAGCAGCTCGTAAAGGCTGTAAGGGAGGCGGAACTGTGATCTATAAATATCTTCCATGTCACTATCTTGTCACTTAGAAATATTGGTTGTATAGTGACTGCGTGTCACTAAGGAGGGTATATGAACAACCTATCAAGAACGCAGATTCGCTTTCCCGGCGAACTGATGGAATGGCTAAAGCAGCAAGCGCGCGAGCAAAATCGCTCAATGAACGCTCAACTGGTTGAGATAATTCAGCAAGCGAGAGCAAAGGCAAAAAGTGAGCAGGCATAAAAAAGCCCCAGTCGCGCCAACGACTGAGGCCTTTGAATCTAACGAAGCTAACGACTAGGAAAACAACGTCATGACGGATAATAGCATAAACGTAATTCCGTTCAATTTTGGCAAGCAGCAAGTTCGCACGTTGCTTCTTGATGGGCTGCCATGGTTCGTCGCCAATGATGTATCTGCTGCGCTGCAATACAGCGAAGCTTCGGCAATGACTCGCCACTTGGATGATGACGAAAAGGGTCTGTCTATTGTGCAGACCCTTGGCGGTGACCAGGAAATGCTGGTGATTAACGAGTCTGGTCTTTACTCGGCCATCCTTCGTAGCCGCAAGGCTGAAGCCAAGACTTTCAAGAAATGGGTGACTGCCGAAGTATTACCTGCCATTCGCAAGCATGGCCGCTACGAAGATGCCACCGGCAAGATGAATGCCTTCATCGGGCAAACCATCGGTGCCGACGGGTTTCACATGCTGGGCGCTGTTGTGAAGGGAAAGGTGTCGAACCTCCCAGCTCAAGTTCAGCGCCGCGCAACGTCAAAAATCTGGTCGCAAATTCACGCGGCTTTCGGAGTGCGGTCCGCGGCAGACATACCAGCCGAACAGCTTGACGCTGCGCGCAACTTCATAGCGGCCTATGTTGTTCTTGAGGGCGAGTACATTTCCGCGCCCAAGAGCGATGGCATCTACCTGAACCGTTACGAAACCCAGCATCTTTACCTGCTCATGTCGCACTTCAAGTGCATGCACCAGCACAAGGATCGGATGTTGAGCGCTGCTCAGGCGCTCGGATCAAGCCCTCTCATGGACTTCTTCGATCAGTTGCACGATGGCCACGGATCATTCGCAACCCTGGACAAGCGGCGCGATGAGATTTATGGCGCATACAAAGCATCTGGTCTTAAGGGCGGGTATCTGTGGAGTGCAGCATGAATTTCACCCTGAAAGCTGGCGGTCGCGCCCTGATCCTGATGCCGGAGCGGCCAAATCTGGTCGGTCGCTCTGGCCCGTTGATCCGCAAGATTGAAGAAAACTGGCTGATGCTGGTCGAGGGCAAGCGCTACTCGGTCAGCGAGAAGAGTCTGATGCCACTGGACGGCTTTACCCCCGGCGCTCCGAGCGCGATGTGTGCAGAGGTGGCGGCATGACCGACCTTGATATTGGTGATGAAGAGTTTCAGAAAATGGTCATGTGCGAAGGCGGGGACATCATGACCACTTCGCTTAAGGTGGCGAAGTACTTCAAGAAGCGACATGACAACGTAGTTAGGGCTATTCGGCAATTGAAAAAGGATTGCCCTCCCGATTTCTGGTTCCTCAACTTTGAGGAGCGAGATTCAGTTGATGCCCGAGGAAAGGCCAGGTGCGTATTTGAAATGACAAAGGATGGTTTCGTGATGCTGGTAATGGCGTTTACAGGCGTCTCGGCCACCGCAATGAAGATCAAGTACATCAACGCTTTTAACTGGATGGCTGGCGAGCTGAAAAACCGTGCGCTCTCCTTCGAGAGCCGACGCAGTCATCTAGTGCTCGAGTATCAGCAGGAAATAGGGATGGCGCGATTTGCTGGCAGGGCGTTACGCCGCTGGCAGATCAAAAAGCCCGGCCTTGAAGGCAAGATTCTTGCACTCCAGCAGGACGGTCAGCACACGCTTCAATTGAGCTGATTCCCCACGAAACCGAAGAACCCTGCCAATGCGGGGCTTTCGTGTTGTCTTTTTTGTCTCAGTAGCTGATGGTGATAGCATCGTGTAATTAACCATGGATAACCCGTGGTAACTGGACAGGGACTTCAGATGTTCGCCTTGAGACTGGTGGTGTTGGGATTTCTCGCTTTTTATAGCTACTCCATGGGAATGGAGCGTGGCGGTCTAAACTCGTTCGGAAAATTAGTCGTGTTCAGTGGTGTGATTTTCATTCCGGCTTTTTATATGCTTCCTACTATCGAAGCCTGGCTTCGAAAGAGCAGCAACTTGTCAGCGATAGCCGCAGTTAACTTTTTTCTAGGCTGGAGCTTGCTTGGCTGGGTCGCTGCTTTGGTGTGGGCGTTCAAAAATTCCTCTCCAGTAATCGTCTCAGAAGCTGCTACAGAGCGAGCTTTCAATGCGAGTTCTGCGGTCGACCATAAACCGAAAAAAGATTGCCCGCTTTGTGGTGAAGAAATTTTGGCTGTGGCCATAAAGTGCAAGCACTGCGGTAGCGATATTGCCGAAACCGTGAAAGGCAGCCTATGAGATTTGTGATTTTAGTGTTAGTGCCAGCGATGCTGGCGGGCTGCATGGCGCCGACGATGAATGAGGCGCGCCAGGAAGGACCGTACAAGGTGCTGACCTCGCAGAAATCCGACGCCGCACTGGCTAAATGTGTCCAACACGAATGGCAGAATCAGCCGATATTTGGCGGTACGCCTGGGGCAACGCTTCAGCCAGGGCGCGACACAGGATATACGGTGTTCACTGAAGGCTCGCAGTACTTCGTTGATATCCAGCCCAAGGGTTCAGGCTCAGAGGCGAAGTACTATGTAGTGGTCGGTAACTGGATCGCTAATAAAAGGCTTTCCGCGCTGCAAGGCTGCCTGTAGCGGCACACAAAATTGTTTATAGCTCGCTTCGGCGGGCTTTTTATTGCCTGGAGAAAAAGCATATGGCGGCACTTTCCATCAACTATCAGCCTATGACCACGATTCTGCTCTATGGCCAGCTACGGCAGTTTGGCCGGTCCTTTCGAATGGCAGTAAGTACGCCGGCCGAGGCCGTCAAGGCCCTGTGTGTGCAAATACCTGGTTTCGAGCGCTTCCTGTCCAATGCCAAATCCCGCGGGGTCGAATTCGCCGTATTCCGCGGTGCAACAAACCTTGCAGAAAAGGAGCTGGGGTTTGTTGGCGAAGGGGATATCCGCATTGCACCTGTGATCACTGGCAGTAAGCGTGGCGGGGCGCTCCAAACCATTATCGGGGCCGTGCTCATCGTTGCAGGATTGGTGATAACTGGCGGCACCTTTGGCGCAGGTGCGCCATTCGGTTCTGCAATGATCATGATGGGTGCATCAATGGTCGCCGGCGGCGTAATCCAAATGCTCAGCCCTCAAGCTGGCGGACTGAAAACCAGTGCAGCCCCCGAGAACACCCCCGGCTATGCCTTCGGCAGCGCCAAGAACACTACAGCCTCCGGCAACCCGGTACCGCTCTGCTACGGCCGTCGGCGCTGGGGCGGGGCGATCATCAGCGCCGCGATTTACGCCGAAGATCAGATGTGATTTCGCTCACGCGACGCAAAAATCCTTGGAGATTCTTATGCGAACCAACCAACGCTACATCCTGACTTACTGGGACCTGTTTACCTTTCAAAATGGGGTGCTCTGTGGTGCAGAGGCCGAAGTTGCGATTTTGGACAACGGCGTGGAAATCGATCGAATGAAATTCGCCGGGAAGTACCAATGCAAGGAAGGCTATCGCCGTGCCTACATTGGAAAGCCGGGACTAACGGCTGAGCTTACGTTCGGCCCCGGTCGAATTAAGTTTGCGGCGGCAAGACATCAAGATGACTCAGCAGGCGTAGCTCCACCAATGAAGTCGTCAGTTCCGAGTTTGTGCGAACCAAACTCGACAGCATGACCCTCACCCAATCGGTTAGCCTCCGCCTGCGCCACATGTTTGTCAGCGTATATATCGATGAATCGCCATGGCGTCTTGCGTACTACCGCCCAGCCCATGACGTTTCCGGATACATCAGGGTCTGCGGGAAGATTTTTAGCCAAGCTCCGAATTGACATGACCGCTCCTTGGTTGCGAATAGGCGTAACCCTATACCACTGCTTGTTCAGGCGTTACTGGCATTTCATCCACTCTGTACAAATACCCACACCGCTCATGAAGCGGTTTTTTTTCGCCTGGAGGAAAGTATGGGCGCAGCACAGTTAATCGACATCAGCGGCGCCAAGGGCGGATCAGACAAGCCGAAGACGCCAACCGAAGCGCCGGATAGCCTGCGCTCAATCGCCTTGGCGAAGATGCTTATTGCCGTGGGCGAGGGCGAGTTTGATGGCACACCCACAGCCAAAAACATCTTTCTCGACAATACCCCGCTCCAGGACGAGCAAGGCAATTACAACTTCCCAAATGTGAAGTGGGAGTGGCGCACCGGCTCGGTCGAGCAGCCCTATATACCCGGCATCCCATCGGTTGAGAACGAAACCACGCTGGGCATTGAGATGCGTAGCGGTACACCGTGGGTGCGGGCCATCAGCAACACCCAGCTGTCCGCTGTGCGTCTTCGCTTTGCCTGGCCGGCGCTGCAATCGGTTGATGCCAGCGGGAATGTCAACGGCTACCGGATCGAGTACAAGGTTGAGGTGGCCACCGACGGCGGCGCCTACAAGGAAGTGCTGAGCGAGGCAGTGGACGGCAAGACCACCAGCACTTACGAGCGCACACGGCGCATTGACCTGCCCAAAGCCAAAACCGGCTGGCTATTACGCGTTATTCGGATCACCGCCAACCAGAACAACAACAAAATCGCCGACACCATGCAGATTGCTGGTTTCACCGAGGTCATCGACGCCAAACTGCGGTATCCAAACACTGCGCTGCTCTACATCGAGTTTTCTGCCGAGCAGTTCCGCAACATCCCGGCAATCACGGTTGAATGCGATGCGCGCAAGATGCCGGTGCCAAGCAATTATGACCCTCGCACCCGGACCTACATTGGCGTATGGGACGGCACTTTCAAACAGGCTTGGACCGATAACCCGGTCTGGATGACCTACGACATCACCACCAACGACCGCTTTGGCCTGGGCCGCCGTATCAAGCCATGGCAGGTCGATAAGTGGGAGCTGTACCGCATTGCTCAGTATTGCGACCAGTTGGTGCCAGACGGTAAAGGTGGGATGGAGCCGCGCTTCATCTGCAACCTGAACCTGCAAAGCAAGGCAGACGCTTGGATACTGCTGCGGGACATTTCAGCGATATACCGGGGCATGACTTATTGGGCCCAGGGTCAGGTGTTCTCACTGTCGGATATGCCGCGCGCGACTGACTTCGATTTTGCCTACACTCGCGCCAACGTCATCGATGGCAAATTCACCTATGGCGGCGCATCGGAGCGCACCCGTTACAGCCGCGCTCTGATCAGCTACGACAACCCGGCCAACAACTACGACACTGACGTCACCCCGGTGACCGACAGCAAGTTGCAGCGCCGTTACGGTGACAACCTGCTGGAGATTAGCGCCATTGGCTGCACGCGGGAGTCTGAGGCGCAGCGCCGCGGTAAGTGGGCGCTGCTCACCAACGCCAAAGACAGGACGGTTACATTCAGGACGGGGTTGGCCGGGCGCATTCCGCTTCCGGGTTATGTGATCCCAATCGCTGATGAGTTGATTGCAGGGCGGCCGGTGGGCGGGCTTGTGTCAGCGGTTAGTGGCAAGATCATTACCCTAGACCGCGACACCTCGGCCAAGCCGGGCGATCGCCTGATTCTCAACCTGCCTGACGGCAAGTGTGAGGGCCGCACGGTCCAACTGGTCAGCGGGCGCAAGCTCACGGTCACCACCGCGTACTCCGTCGCGCCTGAGCCTGAACTGGTCTGGTGCCTGGACGCCGACGATCTGGCGGTCCCGCTTTACCGAGTTACTGGTGTGTCCCGACCTGAAACTGGCGTATTTGAAATTTCAGCCGTTCAGTACGACCCCAGCAAGTTTGCGCATATCGACACCGGCGCTCGACTGGAAGAACGCCCAATCAGCGTGATCCCAATCACAGTTGTACCGGCGCCGGACAGCGTGACGCTGACGTCAAACTCTGCAATCGCGCAGGGGCTGGCCGTAACCACCATGACAGTTGCCTGGGCGTCAGTACCTGGTGCTGTGGCCTATGACGTGGAGTGGCGCAAAGACAACGGCAACTGGATCAAGATGCAGCGTACCGGTGCCTCCAGCGTCGACGTGACAGGCATTTATGCCGGTGCGTACTTGGCTAGGGTGCGTGCGGTCAGTTCGTTCGATATTTCTTCAGTCTGGAAGTCATCGCAACTGACCAACCTCAAAGGCAAGGAAGGTTTGCCACCGGCAGTCAGCTACCTGACCGCCCAAAGCAAGCTGTTCGAAATTGGCCTCAAGTGGGGCTTCCCTGCTGGCGCGGAGGACACCCAGCGCACGGAGATCTGGTACAGCAAGTCGAACAGCCTCGGTACCGCCGCCAAACTGTCAGACTTAGCCTTTCCGCAGAGCGATTTCAGCCTGCAAAGCATCACTGCAGGCGCGCAGTTCTTCTTCTGGGCGAGACTGGTCGACCGCACCGGCAACATTGGGCCGTTTTATCCGGTGAAAGACGGCGTGATGGGGCAGGCCAGCGCCGAAGCGGGTCCGATTCTTGAAATGATCGCCGGGCAGATTGGCGAGACCGAGTTGGGTAAGCACTTATTGGACCGGATCGATCTCATCGACGGAAGCGGGCCAGGTTCCGTAAATGACCGGCTCAATGAAACCAAGAAGGAATTGGAAGGCCTGATTGACGAGATCACCGACGCTCTGGAGTACGACAACACCAAGGCCTATGTCTCAGGTGAAGTAGTGCGCCTGGGCAACAGGCTGTTTCAGGCGATCGCCAATACAACGGGTCATCCTCCGCCCAACGCGACTTACTGGCTCGACATGGGCACTCTGGCCGAAACCACCAACGCGCTTGTCCTTCAGGTGCAAAAGAACTCGGCCAGTATCATCGAGCAGGACGGCAAGATCACTGCGCAAGGCAAGCAGATCAACGCAATCGACGCCACGATTAAAGACCCGCAAACCGGGCTTGAGGCTACGGCACGCGGGCTGACTTCGCTTACCGGCACCGTGGAAACTCTCGACGGCAAGGTCACAGCCACCGCTGAAAAGGTTGACGGTGTGTACGCCTTTATCGACTCAGGCTCCGCAGGGGATGAGCTCGGCAGTGCTGGCGATGAGCGTTCCTCAGCGGGGGCTGAGTCGTTGATGTCGGTCATTGCTGAGCGTGACTTTGCGCAAGCTGTGCGGACAGATCGTGTTGTAGCGCAACTGAACGAAGCGTCTGCTGCCGTGGAGGTTGTGAGCAAGGCCCAAGTTGATTTCGAAGGCAAAGCCAGCACGATGTGGTCCGTGAAAATGCAGGTCAATCCCAACGGACAACTGGTCACAGCAGGTATTGGGCTGGGTATTGAATCTAATGCCGAGGGCGTTCTGCAAAGCCAGTTCCTGGTCAGTGCAGATCGGTTTGCTGTTGTTGGGGCGCTGGCGGGCGGCCAAGTGTTCACGCCATTCGTGGTTCAAAACGGCCAAGTGTTTATGGCATCAGCATTTATTCAGGACGGCACCATTACCAACGCAAAAATTGGTGAATTCATCAGCTCCACTAACTACGTGCCAGGGGTTTCAGGGTGGAGGCTTGATAAGTCTGGCACTTTTGAAATTAACGGCAACGTACCTGGGCAAGGCAAGATGATCATGACAAACCGGTCTTTGCGAGTGTATGACGCGAACAACATTAAACGCGTGCAACTGGGGGACCTTTCGGAATGAGTTTTGGCTTAAGAACGTGGAGTGAAACCGGTATCGTACAAATGGATACCGATTCATTTACATATCAGATATTGCACAGCCAAACGTATAAACTTACGGCTGGCCAAGTTCTTGATGTGAGCGTGCCCGGATTTGATCCGGACACTTGCTCAGCAGCAATATTGCCTATAGGTGAGCTGCCCAATCCAGATGTAGGCATCACAGGAGCAATTCCTTATGTGTCGGTATCACCCGGTTCGATTTCCATTAGATCAAAGCATCCAAGCGAAGCATCCCAAGGTTTGTCCACAAGGCTAGAGTTTCGCTTGCTGGTTATGAGGTATAAGTAAATGAGCTATGGGTTGACGGTAAGAAACAATGATAACTATCTACAGATCGACTCAGAAAAGCCAAGGCTTTGCGCGGTTCACAATGGCACTTATCAAGCAGCAAGTGAGTCGACAGCCAGAGTTGTGTTTTCCAAGCCTATAACCACACAAGAACCTCCGTGCATATTTGTTCAGAATAGCCCTGAACAACCCGATGTTATGTATATAGGCATGATGCTGTCTGGATCTCCATACAACTGGACAGGCTTCAGTCTTACGCCGGTTAATATACAAATGCGACCTAAAGGTAAATGGTTTGCTGCCGTATTTTCGGCAACAACTGAATCGTTATATGGAATGCGGCTGTGGGATGAAAACGGTAGTCCCATCTATGACACTGGAACAGCGCCTGTAATCGTTACCAAGGCCAGTCATACTTGGCTTAACCCTGAGAGAGTTCAAATAGGTACCAACGCATTTGCTTTCAGATACAACAGCACAATGGTATCTTCGATATTAAGCGATGAGTACTTTATGATAAATCCTTTCTCAAGGAGCGCTTTGACGCAGGTGTTTTACACCGTACCTACAGGCGTCAAATACGATTGGCAATCACAGCGGCTGCAGATTTTCATTGTAACTAACATCTCAGGAGGCATTGTCTGGAATGATATCGGACAATACGCTGGTATATTCGCAAGACTTCCGGGCACGTAATTCGCTGCAACCTTAATCCTCTACTTATCAACCCACCCAGTCGTGGGTTTTTTTCGCCTGGAGAACAGCATGGCACGGCAAGAAATCATATTAGGTACGCCGCCCACGGGGCTTGGTGGCGATCCGCCGCGTGTGGCCAGCATTAAAATCAATGCAATGACGCTGGAGCTTTATGAAAAGGTTTCAAAGTTAGGGGCTGCGGCGCTTGCAGATATTGTAGGGGCTATGTCGAGCGGCGCGATTATTGAGCGGGGCTCGAATGCCAATGGGGAATACACAAAGTGGGCAGACGGCACCATGATTGCGTGGTTCCGATTCACTGGATATAGCGCCAACACAAACCACGATAAGTCGTTCCCGGTGTCGTTTTCCACGACTCCAGCGGTCGTAGCTGGCGTACAACCCTCGGCTGCCTTCGACACCACGTGGATGGTGTGGGCGACAGGCCCTGCAGGTTATGGGTTCAGATCCACCATATCCGCGCAGAATATTGTGTGTATTCAAGCTGTAGGGAGGTGGAAGTAATGCAGATCATACTTAGCCCCCAGCGAAGAGATGACACGGTTATTTATCAAACAGCTGGAGAAGTAGTTATTGTTAACGGCGAGCCGTTTGATTTTTCAAAAATTGAAGAAGGGGATGTATTGCCGAAAGAGGCCATTAAGTCAGAATGGTTTTCGGGGGGCGTGACCCGTATCAACGGGGAGCTTCAACTACGCCTGATATTACCCACCCCATGGAACTACAGTCAGGCCCAGGCGTTTCCATCCCCGATACGGGTAACTAAAAACGGCCTGCTTGATCTGCCGAAACCTTTGCCGCTACCCCGTCAGGAGCCAGCTAATGAATAACATCGATTGGTCGCAACTGCGCAAGGCAGAAGACATTAAAGCCGAGGCAGAGGAAGCGCGTTTGGCGCCGTTGATTGCCGCAGAAATCCAATGGGCCGAGCAAGAGCGCAAGTTTGCAGCCGAGCAGCTCGAAGCCATTGAAGACGGCGAGAGCATCGTAGGCACAGAGCGCCAGTGGCGCGATTACCGCACTCAAGTGCGAGCATGGAAGGAAGGCGCTGCAGGTTATCCCGACTCAAGCAAGCGGCCAATGCGCCCCAGCTAACCTCAATGCAAACACCAAGCCCCGCCATCGAGCGGGATTTTTTTGCCCGGAGAAACTCATGCCCATCACATCAGAGCAACTGCTGCATACTTTAGCGAATCTCGAACAAGTATCAGTTAGGTGATTAGTCGCTATATGTTTAACGGCGAATATGAATTTTTCCCATCGTCAAATTGCTGCGGAAAGTACCGGTGTCTCCACGAATTGCGTATAGCGTTGCTCTATAAAAGGATATCCATCTCGAACAGTGAAGGCTTCGAATTTTTTTATACGCCCACAGCCAGCCACGCTTCGAGACTGTTCCCATGATGTGCATCTGCTCTATTTATTGGAATTTGAAATATAGCAATTTGCTATTGGTGGTGGAGGTTCTGGGACTTTGACATTTTATAACGCCAAGATTTTACCTCCCCACTAAATACTCCCCATTTACGGGCCGCGTAGAGCATTGTCCTTACGCTGCACTTTCTCCCGGAGAAGGCTATGTCAATCACAGTGCAGCAACTGCTGCAGATCCTCCCGAACGCCGGCCCAGTTGCCGGCGTTTTTACGTCCGGAGTTTGAACATGCCAAGAATTACAGAACAGCAGGGTATTGGCCGCAGCTTGCGCGCATTCCTCGATATGATCGCCTGGTCCGAACTGGGCAGCGACTACCTGAAGCGATCCGATGATGGCTACAACGTCATCGTGACGGGGATTGATGGCAAGCTTGAGCTATTCAATGATTACTCAACCCATCCCTTTTCAGGCGGCCGCAAGTCCAAGCAGATCAATAGCCGCGGGCTTACGTCAAACGCCTCAGGCCGCTACCAGCAAATGCTCAGAGACTGGCCGCATTACCGTGACCTGTTGAAGCTCCCGGACTTTGGCCCGGTCAGCCAGGACAAGCTGGCGATACAGCACATCAGGGAGTGCAGGGCACTTCCAGACGTAATCGCCGGGCGCATTGAGCCCGCAATCGATAAGTGCCGGAATATTTGGGCGAGTCTGCCGGGTGCCGGCTACGGTCAGCGCGAGCATCGGTTGCAAGACCTCATTGCGCAGTATGAGCAAGCTCTGAAGGTGCCGGCATGACTCCCGCGTTGTGGAAGCTTGCCGGTATAGGTCTTGCCCTGGCTCTGCTGTTGAGCCTGGGTGCCGCTGGCGGGGCCTGGCTAGCTGCCAACCACTACAGGCCATTGCTCGACACCTCTTACGCCGACCTGGCCAAGACCAAGCTCGCACGGGACAACCTTGAAGAGCTGGCGGGTGAGCAGGGCCGCAAGCTGGGCGAGTTGGTTACTGCTGGTGAACTGCGAGAGCGGAACGCGGCCCAGGCGATTGCCAAGGCCAAGGAGGAGGCCGGGGCGGATTACGCTGCAGCCAACAGATTGATGCAGGAGCGAACTGGCGGCAATCCGGCCGAGGCTGCTGCTTCAATCATTGATCAGGAGTTGGGGTTATGAGGTGGTTGCTGATAGGGCTTGTTGCGGTACTAGCCGGGTGTGGTACCCGCGAGCCCGAGGTGCGCACTGTGCGTGTCGAGGTTCCGGTACTGGTCCCGTGCAAGACGAAAGGGGTCGCGGTGCCGCCTTGGGCGGCAGCTGGGCTGCAGAAAGCCGATTCACTCGAGGTAAAGGTGAGGGCGCTCCTTGCAGAGCGCCGTCAGCGAATAGGATATGAGAAGGGGTTAGTTGCGGCAATTGATGCGTGCCAGTAGCTGCTTTAATAGACACAATATCGAAGTGCACTAATTGTTATTGAATTCTTGTAATTAAAGAATCAAAACCATGGTTCTGGCTTGTGCTGCTGATTCAATAATCTGTCTAACTTTAAATATTTGCTCTGGCTTTAGAATGCGGGCAGATTCTAATCCATCAATAAATCCCTCTGCTCTTTCTGTGGCTAAGTTAATTCCTGATGTGCTGTTGGAGGCTTTAATTTCTCGAATTTTCTGATTTAAGTCGTTGCGAATTCTGTATGTCAAACTAAATTCTTGTAAAGGGTCAGCGTGGCCTTCAGTTTTCATTATTTTAATTTCCTGTGAGGTGCTGTTTGTTCTTCGATGTTTCTATGTTTATCTAAGTTTCAGCTTGTTAATTATTATAAGGATTTTTTAATTGCTTATGGCTGCTTGATAAGTTTAAAGTAGCTAAAACACATGCATGCTGAATCTAGCACATGGTTAGGCATGACTCTGAAAATTCATGTGGAGCTCATCAGTATCGCGAGCGTCATGGTTATAAAGTCCTCATTTTTATCGAGGGTATCTAAGGCGCCTCGAACGTTTTTCCCGGCTTCCGATGCCCCATGCTTCTCAGCCCAAGAGGTTAGTTCAAGAATGGCTGCTTCGAGGGCAAGCTGATTCTCGTTGATTTTATAGAGGAGGCTTGGGAGTAAATCTGAATTAGGCATGGCGGAACTCCATTGGAAGGCGATTTTTAGTAAATGCCAATTTCCATCTGAATGATAGTGTTTTGTGTCCTTGTTTTTTGTCTTCAGGAGGGCGGAAGTAGAGGGTAAGCCGTTCGTGACTTTTGCGTGACTCTCTCACGCACCTATAGGCATCCCTACAGGCACTATGGCTATTCGACTGCAGCGAGCGCCAGAGACAACAGCCATAATCCAAGGGTTTGCCATGCTCCTGCGGGCGTGGGGTGCTAGGCGGTAGTTTGCGGTCGGCAGTAAATCAGGGAGGGGAAAACCAGCTGCCCGTTCTGCCTGTGATTGGACGGACTGAGCGAGAGTCTCTTTGCTGAATTTGCTTAGAATGCTGATTGTTGCTGAAATTTTGCTTAAGCAATGCGGGTTGCATTTCTAACCATATGAAATATATAGAATTTTAATTCTGATCAGCACGATCCATCATGGGTGCCACAGAAAATCTTCTGGAGGGTTCTGAGCGCTCTATAACGGTGGTTTCAGCGATAATTTTAGTCATGATCTATCGTTCAAAAGTATGCATTTCCAGCCGCTTTATAGGCTTGATGTACCGCAGTGCAGCAAAGCCCTTAAATGATGAGGACTTAAGGCGAGGCAGGCTGGAATATGAAAGGCTGTGCGCTCAAGCTTCTGCTGAGGCGTAATGGCCGGGAGTTTATCAGGAATCGGAATTGCAATTGACTTAAGTAAACATTGAGCCTGTAGGAGCGAGCTTGTCTCGCGATCTTTTGATTTTCAAAAGCAAAAGATCGCGAGACAAGCTCGCTCCTACAATTTTGTTATGGTGACGGCTGAAATGAGTTTCAAAGCCTGTCGAGTCGAGTACCGATGACCATCCAACTGCCTCGCACTATTGAACAATTCATAGGTGGCGCCGCGCTGAGAGCCGACGAGATCGGTGAATCCCCCTGCGATGTTTATAGCTTCAAACGTGGTAACGATCGTTTATTTCTCAAGACTTGCCCGGCTATCTTGGCACCTACCACGTATAGCGTGTTACGAGAGGCGCGGGTCTTGTCCTGGCTCGCAGATCGCCTGAGAGTCCCTGAAGTGGTGGCTGTCGCGGAAAGCGTTGAAGGTGAGTTCATGATTACGCGTTGTGTCGAAGGGCAACCCCTTCAGGCGCGTATCAATGACCCGTCTTCGATCATCATGTTTTTTTGCGAGGCGGTGCGGCAGTTACAGGCTGTGCCAATCCACGATTGCCCGTTTGATTCAAGTGTTGAAACGCGTCTGCATGAGCTGGACTATCTGCTGGCACATAACTTGGGCGAGGATTGTTACAACCTGCAGCAGTGGCCTTACTTGCAGACTCCGCTGGATCTTGTCGCTCGCCTGCATAAAACGAAGCCGCCAGAGGACCGAGTGTTCAGTCACGGCGATCTGTGTGGGGCCAATGTGTTTGTCGATGCCCATGACACGCTGCACTTCATTGATTTGGGTCGTGGCGGGAGTGCCGATCGATGGTTGGACATTGCCTTTGTTCATCGCTTTTTGCGTAAAGACGTCTCTTTGGGCGTTGCCGGTGAGTTTCTAACTGAGTTGGGCGAGGGAGATGAACCGGCCAAGCGCGAGTTTTTCGAGCAGTTGGACGAATTTTTCTAGAGTTCCTCGCCATGGGCTCTGCCTGTAACACACCATAGAGCGATTTAGAAAATGCCAGACATTCAACGGTACAATTGTCTTGGCTTCCAAGCCTACCGAGTAGATGGGGCATAGACCCTTCAGTCGATTCTAGGGAATTTTCACGGTTGTACTTGCGTCGTGATAGTGGCCCTCATCATCAATCAGCGTGTAATTCACAGTCAGCTTGCTCTGAACATCAAGGCTAAAGGAGGCCAATGAATAGGGTTTGTCGCTTAAAGGAGGGGTCATCATGTCCAGCGTTTTGGCATTGGCGCGCTCTCGACCTTCATCCATTACACTCAGAGAGGAAAATGAGGCGTGATAAGGGGTGGGGTTGTGACATACCAAGATCCAGCCACCAGCGTGTTGCTTAAGGCTGAAGGTGAGCAATGTGGCCATTTTTTCCGGGGGAACAGGTAAGTTGGCAGGGCGGTAGAACACCTTCATTTGGGTGTTCATTGCCACAGCAACTTGAGTCGCAAGCATCGGGCCAATCGTTTTGGTGGGCGGGATCTCGTAAATGTTCAGCCAACTCACCGACTCGCGGTCTCTTGGAAGTGAGCTAGCATCTTGAACGATTCGCAAGCCTTGAATGGCGCCTGCTTGCAGCTTGAATACCGAGGGCAGTGCGACCATGGTTGACACAGCATTTTCCGGGGCTTGATTACCCTCGCCGTTGTCGAGCCAGGTTTGTACAACGACCGGATAGGTATTGGTATTGGCAAGCATCAGCGAGCGCTGTGTTTGCCCCTCGTGGAAGATCAGCCGGGTCCTTTCCGGCATGACGCCGGCATGAGCGCTTTGCAAAGCGCTCAGCATTAACCCTCCCCAAAGCAGCAATTGCGCACATTTTTTTTTATTCATTGTACTTTCACCAAGACATAAGCAGTTGCGTTGACTTTTCCCGGTTTGACCGTCAAACCGGGCAGTGCACTGAGGGTGGCAGTGATGGTCTGCGAATAATTGGTGAAGTTCTGCGTGTTGCTCCCATTCCTGCTCGCCCCATCCAAGACCGGGTACCAGCCACCGGAGGCACCGGTGCCGGTGTTGGACCAACCTAAAAAATTCATGGCAGTGCCGTCCTTTGCGTTGCGCAGGCTGATCCCGACACCCGTCGCAACCGACGGATCGCTGCCATAGCCGTTGGACAATAAGTGAGTGACTGCGCCGCCACTGGTCACAAGACCCATGGATTGGGCTTGGGTATAGGCGCTTTGAGCGACTTGAATACCGAGTGCTGTTTGATTGGTTGATGTTCCGGAATTCACCGCGTTATCGCATTCAAGATCAATGGTGAAGTCGCTGCTGCGCGTGGCTCCCTGGTTAAGCTCAGCGGCGGTGACGGGCAGGAAGGTGACGACAGGTGTGACGTTTCTGGCTACACAAGTGGCAGCGTAGCTGATTGACGCCGCCGAGCGCATGCCGTACCCAACGCCGTTTCGAGCGCCCCAAAATCTGTAGTATCTGCTGGAGTCTTCCCCGACCGAGTCGGACTTGATACCGCCACCCTGGAACTGGATATAGCCGTTGGGTTGTGTACAGGTGTAAGGATAAACACCACTACCACTGCTGGCGGCTGTTCCAGTGCAGTAATTTGAAACTGAGCCTGTCGTTGGAGGGAGACTTGACACACGAACGAGCTCGGCCTGGATCAAGCTCAAGTGTTTTGCCTTAATCTGGATCTTGTTGCCTACCGTGTCGTATTCGGTGATCCGGGCTTGCTGCCAGTAACGGGTGTAAACCTGGCCGGAATTGACATGAGTCAGCCTGATTGCAACATAAGGAAACCAGGTCGCAAAGTAATTAGGCAGACCATCGGCAGCCCCAATGTCCCAGAATCCGCCCACCCGATCATCACCATTAGTGGCAAAAAGTTCGTAGAGGTCATCAGCATCAGTGATATCACATTCCCACATTAATGTTTCACTGGTCAGTCCGGGGGCGGAAGCCGGTGAAATTACGATTGAACCTAGCACAGTGCCCACGGGCTGTAAGTGGGCTGATGTCAGGTTGATCCGGCCGAAGGTAAGTTGTGCTGTACTGTTGTCTCGTGTCTGGATGCCGGAGTAGATCCTGCTGCAGGTTGCCTGAGCGTCAGAAATGACTGCCCCGAACATCACGATAAGTGTGAGCGTTAATCGATAACGGGAAATCATCATTAGGGTGTTCTTTTTGTAAAAAGGGATCATGGGATGCGGCACTCGCTATTGATCTTGATCAGAGCCTGACTGACATCCTGTCGAGTCAGGTCGAAGTGCATGCTGCATCGTTCTTCTGGAGCGTCGCCCCAGCGTGCGACCAACGTGCCTTTGAGTTTGTCGGTCCGAAGGTAGGCCTGGCTGCCTTGGCCGACCATGCCAATTACGCTGTCGCTGTCATCCAGTACATCGGCTCCCATGGGCACTGCTTTGCCGTCACTGCGCAGGGCTTTTACCAGAATTGCGTTGCCGATTACCGTATTGAACTTGACCTTGACTGCCGCTCCGGCATATGGAGCAACGCGTTGTTGGCCATTGCCGATTTCCGTCTTTTCGCTGATACCTTCTGGGTTGATGACAACGGAGTTGTAGCGGTATGGCGTTAGTGACGGCACCAGCGCGTACCCTCGGCTATCGATCGTGGCTCCGCTTGCGCTCATGACTTTGGCACCACTGGCGCCCTTGGCTTCGATCAGCGCAAAGGTATCGCTCAAGTACGGGCCAAAAGTGATACCCCCTTCGTGCAATGCCAGAGCACCGCGGGCACTCCCTGAGGCCTGCCAGTAATCCTGACTTTTGGAGGCTGTGGCACTCAGTGAAGCGTTGGGTAGATATTTTTGAAGGCTGGCACTAAAAACGTTGAGCTTTTGTTGGGCATCGCGAGAGGCGTCAATGCCATAGCTCAGCGACTGATCGTCGCTCTGAGTGCCTGATAACGAGGTTTGATACACATTGCCAGAGTCCGAGCTATGAGTGACCGAGGTACTTAGATAGGGCGTGTTAGGGCGACCGGGGCTGCCGAGCGGGAAAGACACGGACAGCAGTGTGACGGTTTCACTTCTGCCGTCTTTACGAGCAATGCCAAGACCACCATTGGCGAATGTGTTGTCGAGCGGATCGTCGTAGTGCCCGCTGCGGCGGTTCAGGTAACTGCCGGTAGTCTGCCGTGATGTTGTCAGGTTCAGGCTGATATTGTTACGCAGTGTGTTGGACCAGCCAAACTGTAACTGAGTGTCGCGGTCTCGACCATTGCGATAGTCCTGGGTCGAGCCCGACAGAAATACGCTGCCCATGTCATCAAGGCTTTGGTTAATCGACACTTCGAAGCGCGAGCGCTGCATGTAGCTTGTCGACTCCCAGGTTTCGTGTTTTCGAGTCGATCTGCGTACCCCTAAGACATCGCCCAAATCGCGATAGCCTTCAGTGGAATAGCGATACCCGGCTATTGATAAGGTAGTGTTGGTGGGCTGAAACGTTCGACTGTATGACAGACGTCCCATCCAGCCATCCAACTGACCGTCTCCGGGCAAGTCAGCCCGTGAGTACGTAGTATCCAGGCCGAATGCACCCAGGCTGCTGGAGTACACGCCTCCTACTACGAACGCCTGATAACGATCCGCGATTCTCAGGCCGCTGTTGGCGGTAATGCTATTGCTCAGGCCGATTTGGTAGGTCACCTCACCAAACGGATCGTGATCTCCGTTGTCTCGGGTTCGTCCCAGCGCCAAGCTGTAGCGAGACACGCCAGGGCGCAACGATTCTGGAACCGCCGAGAAGGGCACCGTAAACGTGCTGACGTTACCATCAGCTTCAATCACAGAGACTTCGAGGTCGCCGTTGTAGTTGGTTGAATAAAGGTCATTGATCTCAAATGGACCCGGCGTGACGGTAGTTTGATAAATATCATTGCCGTTCTGACGCACGATCACTTGTGCGTTGCTGGTAGCGACTCCTCGTATCGTGGGCGCATATCCGCGCTGTGACTCGGGCAACATGCGGTCGTCAGAGGCGATCTCAATACCGGTATAACTTAGCCCTGAAAAAAAACGCCCCGACGTAAACCCCTGGCCTGCAGTCAGGTCGCCCTTAATGCCCGGTAATGCTCGTTGGGCGTATGTACGGGTCGTATTCCAGTGCGATCCGTAATCGTTGTCATAACGCCAGTTTCCCTGTTGGCGCAAGCGCCATAGACCCACGTTCAAGCCACTGTTCAGGGACAGATAACTCGAATCTGTACTGCTGTTGTTTTTACCGGAGCGAGTCACATGATATTGGTTGGCGCTGTAATTGACGAAGCCCATAAGGCTGCCAGCATCAAGACTCTGTGTTGGCACGTAACCCCTTGGCGTGTTGATCATCAGGCTCTGCGGGATGCTTAAATCCAGTCTCAGTATCGAAAAATCGAAAGCCGTGGAGGCGCCGTGGATGGCCTGTGAGAGGATCAGGCATTGATTGTCGTCGGTGGTATGAATGGCGCTTTTAAGCACACCTGAAGACTCCAGCAGTTTCTCTGACAGACAGGGCTGGACATCGCCATTTCCCTGGCTGGCAAAGCGCAAGTCAACCCGATCTACAAAACGCCGGTTGATAAATAGATCGACTTTGTACTGCCCTGGTTCTACTGCGTTAATACGGTTGAAACGCGATAACGAGCCATTACCGAACATCATGTTGTCGTCGAAAACGTATGGGTCGTTAGCGCTCACTGTGGCAGGTTCTGCCAGAACCGGATCAGGGCACAACAAACTGACAGTGGTTAACGCCGATGCTCCTACCAGATCGCGTAATCCATATAAGCGTGAAACCTTAAAATCCTTTTTAAATACATAAACGCGACGCACAAGCATAAACACTCATCCCGAGCCATCAGTTAATAAGGAGGTCATTGATGACATCTGCACCGTAATCGTTGACTAACGTCAGGCGTAGCATGTCGCCTTTGCTGGCTGACGTATGAGTGGGAAGCATCCAGTTGACTTCACTCAGTGGCGGAATCATCACAGCCTGATTTACGGTAAGTGTTTGACCGCCATGGATCACCTTCGCGTCGCGCACGGTGGCGTAGTAACCACTGCGATTGCTGGCGACGATGGACCTGCCTTGCACTTTGAAGCTAAGTGATTTACTCAGTTCATCCGGGTTGCCCGCCAGTTGCTGAGGGCGGTAGAACAGTTTCATCCGGCTGTTCACGCCAACCAGCAACTTGTTGGCCTGTAATTCGCTGGCCTTGATGGCCGGCATTTGCAAGAAACTAAGATAAAAGAGTGTTTCTCTGTCTTTGGCTAACCTGTTACCAGTAAAGACCAAGCGAACAGTCTGTCCGGCATTCGGGTTAATACGAAAAATTTGCGGATTGGCAATAAAAGGTGAAGTGGTATTTTTCGGTTCATTATTGTCAGGATCGTTATCAATCCACATTTGCACGATATAGGGCAGTGTATTCTGATTGGTCAACTGCACGGTTTTTTCTTGCGCCTGAGCAGGGTATATCACTCGGGTGCCGGTCATGATGACACTGGCACTAACAGGATTCACTGAAAGTGCCAGGAGAGTTAGAGTGAAGGTCTGAGTTAGTTTTATTAGGCGTGACATGGCAATCCGCACACAACGTGTAAAGAGTAGGGAAGTTAGGGGGAGACAACTCTACCGGGCGTATTGCCCGGTAGAGTGGACTACTGTCTTACAGATAATCCAAAGCGTATTGCACGCTGGCTGTAACTGTACCCGCAGTGGCACCACCTGTTTCGCTGACATACTGCGCAGCGAAATCATGGCTGGTTTCAGTTTGCGCGCTGGGTAGAACCAGACCGGCCACCGAGGTGACCCCTTCAAGTACGATGGCCGTACCTGCAGGTGCGCTAAGCAATTGAATTTGTACGTTTGTGGCTGTACCTGAGCTGCCAAGGTTGCCAGCACTGGTCACGTTGTTGCCCAAGAATGCAGTTTTGATCGCCAGGGCTGTTGATGATGGGGCAGTGCAACCGCTGATACTTACAGTAAAAGGGGTCTCTCCGGCTTTGCTGTTCGCGGCACTCAACGATGTGGCACTCACAGTGGGTAGCAGGATCATCGGGCTGGCCGCATTACCATTGACTGCAACCGTACATGTTTGATCGGTGACTTGTCCGTTAAACGTGATGGTGTTTTGAGAAGCTGCGAAAGCCATGACAGGGAATGTAGCGGCGAGGATTAAAGCGATCCGTTTCATGGTGTAACTCCTGTGTGAGGTTTAGATGTACTCCTAAAGCCGGAAAGAGTTAAGAAGGCGTTTTGTCAAAATGCAAATATAAAATAAAATTTGTGTTGTCGTTGATAGTGTCTAGGCTGTGTGATTTGGCGAGGGGTTACTGAGAGTCTGCTGTGCTGTTTTAATCATTGTTTAAAGTGGGGATATTGCCGTATGGTCAGTTGGTTTTTTTATCTAATTGCACAAGCAATGGAACTTTTGATCAGATCGGTAATACACGTTCGCGCTATGGGGCAATTCAAGACGTAGGCGATTTTTGAATATGGGAGAGTTGGTTTTTAAGCTAGAAGAGTAATACTTCGTCATCTCTTTCATGGGGGCCTGTTGCGGGGCTGTATGCGGTGTGACACACAGCCCCAGCCTTTTTACTCAGGCAAGTTCATGTGCAACAACGGGAAGGGTCGTCCTTCGCCGTCCAGTGGCGAACGCCCCGTTTGCACGAACCCGTAGTGCAGATAGAACCCTGCGGCCTGTGGGTTTTGCTCGTTGACATCCACGCTGAGCGTCGCGCGCGATGTACGGACATGGTCCAGCAGGGCTCGGCCAATGCCTTGGCCATGCTGTTGTGGGTCTACGAAGAGCATTTCCACATGGTTGTCACTCAGTCCAATGAACCCTAGCGGACAGTCTTCAGTATTTGCCGCGACCCAAAGCTCTACGGCGGGCAAGTAGATGTCACGTAACTGCGGGGTCAGTGCCTCGATGTCGGATGGCTGCAAAAAGTTGTGAGTGGCCTGAACTGCGCGCAGCCAGATGTTCAGCAACTGCGGATGGTCCGCAGCGTTACCCTTGCGAATGATCATGAAATCATCCTTCTTCTCTTTAGGTCTGATGATAGGTGCGCCGGGCAGTGGCGACCGATTAAGAGTCGGCTTCAGGTATGACCACTTCGCGATTTAACGCCTGGGCGGTGCACTTAAGAGGGGCCGAAAAAGAATGGGCGGCAAATTTGCCGGGGCACATTGAAGATGTCAAGACGGTGAGGGGGACCGACCGCTAACGAAGCATGATCAACTCAGCACCCTCTAGCAGCAGCGGACGCACGAGGATCTTGTAGCAATCGGCATCAAATGCCTGGCCGATGCTTTTCGGTGCCTGCCTGGCTTCAGCTTCCGTGGCGTAGGTGCCGATGTAATGCCAGCCGTCCACGACGTGGTATTCCTCATGTTCGCCATGACGCTCGTGCAGTGCGATTGCGCAGGGGAATGGCCAGCGGTGTATGGCCCAGCGGGCAAGCGCGGTTAACAAGCGTTCGGTGTGGGCTGCATGGCTTTCATCGCCTCTGCAGGCGCCCGCGCATTTGCCGATTTGTGCTCTGAAGCAACTGCGGCCCATCGCTTTTTCGATGCCAAGCAGGCTGTGGCACAGGCGCTGTTCGTCAGCGATCAGCATCAATGCTTCGGTGGCCATGCGCTTGTTGCGGAACAGCCCGTACAACGGGCTAGCGCCGGGCAAATTTGTGGTGTCGATAATGTCTACAACCCCATCGATGACGCGTATTGAACACAACCGGCGTTGCTTGCGTAATCGCTTGTTTTTGAGGGGTTGCAGTTCTTTGATCAGGCGCGATTCCAGCAGCAGGGCGCCGATTTCTCCGGCGGTTTGCACATACTCGATTCTTTGTGCTTGGCGCAGCATGCGGGCTTCTTCGGGTGTTCGCAGGTGTGCCAACAATCTGCTGCGGATATCGACACTTTTACCTATGTACAGCGGCATAGAGTCGTCTTGCGCATAAAAGAAGTAAACCCCCGGTGCTCGCGGTGCTGCAGCGACTTGAGCGCGCAGGTGCTCAGGGTATTCATAAACAGAGTCGAGTTGTGCTGGACGTATAGGCATGGCGGATATAGTGCGGCATAGGTAACGGCATATGACAGCCGCCGGTCAGAATCGCTCCGGTGTGTGCGGCTAGAACCGGTCATGGAACCCGGCTAGAGTTGTGCCCAACTGGAACCCTGAAGCTAAAGGACTGCCGATGAATTTGACGCCTGAACACTTTGTCAGCCTGGCAATGGGCAACCCGATCAACGCTGAAGTGATGGCCCGCTTGCCCAAGCTGGGCGTTGAACAGTGCTTGTTGACGGCGGGCAGCCTGTTTCAGGCGGTCTGGAACCATCGCTCAAACCTGCCGCCGGCGTTTGGGGTTAAGGATTACGACGTTTTTTACTTTGATCAAGACGTGTCCTGGGAGGCGGAAAACGAAGTCATCATCAAGGCACGCCAGCTGTTCGAGGATCTTGATGTGAACGTCGATATCAAGAACCAGGCCCGGGTGCACCTCTGGTATCCCGAACGTTTCGGCAGGCCTTATCCGCAGTTGTTTACCGCCCGGGACGGTATTGATCGTTATCTGGTGGCCGGGACCTGCGTGGGGCTTTGCGCTGACAGCGGCGAGGTGTACGCGCCTTATGGGCTGGATGATATCGGGCAGGGGCTGTTACGCAATAATCCGTTAACCCCGCAGCCTGATTTGTTTATGCAGAAGGCCAGAAGCTATCAAGCGCGTTGGCCATGGCTGACGATTATTGATCTGTAGGAGGGGCCGCCCCGTCTTCGACGCCGCGCTGTCGCGCAGCAAACAGGACAGCGAGTATCTTCAGCATCCCCCAATCGGTTCCCTCTCCTTCGGGAGAGGGCTAGGGTGAGGGGGCTCTTGACTTGAGTACATATCCGTTGCTGCGGCAACGGCCACTTAGGGTTCCGGCCTTACGCC